CCAGTAGACTCATTGATTCTTAATTTTCTGAAGAAAACACTCATAATATTATATTTTATTATATTTTTAGGTACCACAAACGCGGGGGTACCCTCACCGCAAAAATTAGCTGGGGAGCAGTTTGGTAGTAGGTACCACCAATGCAATACACATAACATTTATAAAAACCATAGTAAAAATTACACTATTTTTTTTGGGGACAAAAAATTTTTTTGAGTTCCCTTGATTAGGTTGTGTCAAAATTATTTTACCTTTACAAAAGGATTTTGTATATTAATGATATAAACATAACTCAAATAAAAAAACTAATGAATAGTACATTACAAGATATAATGGGAATGATTGCCAAGCGTAAAGTCAAAGTCCCAACAGATAAAGACTACATAGTGTCAGCAGCATATAGTGATACTCAAGAGGTGCTGAAGCCTCAGCCAAAAATGGAAGCTAGCTTAATTAACATTGGTGCATTAAAGAAATACCTTATATCAAGTATAGCTAAAACTTCATTAGGTGGTTGGGCAAGGTATGATGATACACAGTATACTCAGGCCGCTCCTTTTAATATAGTGCACAATGCTGCAGCTGTAGTAATACCAAACAATGCAGGGTTTAAGATTGAAACGCAATTGAACTCAACCAGTAGTTTTTATGATGGAGCTACAAAAAAGATTACTCCAAATAAAGTAAATGATGCATATAGCATGGTTGTAACGTTTAAAGCAATAACAACTAATGCCTCACAGAATCATTTGGATATAATCATGAGTTCAACAGGTCCTACCGCATATGATAGATTAGCTAAAACTATGATCTTTACTAAAACGGCAACTTGGGAAAACTTCAATGAGACGTTTTTATTTTATGCTGATAGTGATTTTGTTGCTAATGGTAATCAATGGAAGATATCTGCAACAGGTAACACTGATGTTCAAATTGCAGACGTAATTTATTATATTCAAAAAACTTATACAGGAACTTAAAAAATAAAACAATGCCAAAAGCTAAATCTAAAGTAAATGCAGCAGGTAATTATACTAAACCAGGTATGAGAAAAAATCTCTTTAATAAAATTAAGGCAGGTACAAAAGGTGGTGATCCAGGAGAATGGTCTGCACGTAAAGCTCAACTACTTGCTGTTCAATATAAAAAAGCAGGGGGAGGTTATAAGTAATGGCACTAGCAAAATCACAAGAGTCTCTTAAGAAATGGACCAAAGAAAAATGGAAGACCTCAGACGGTAAGCCGTCTAAAGGAAAGAAAAGATATTTACCATCTGCAGCATGGGATGCATTAAGTCCTTCTGAGAAAGCTACAACTAATAAAGCCAAAGCAGTAGGTAATGCCAAAGGAAAACAATTTGTAAAGCAACCAAAATCTGTAGCTAAGAAAGCTGCAAAATATAGATAACTTTAAAAAATAAAATTATGAAAACTGTAAAAAAAATGTCAAAAGGTGGTGCAATGAAAGATGTACCTGCTAGTAAAAAAGGATTAGCTAAGCTTCCTGCAGAAGTAAGAAACAAAATGGGATACAAGAAAAATGGCGGTGCTGTTCCTAAAATGAAAATGGGTGGAGCCATGAAAGGTAAAAAATGCTAATCATGAAAAAGCCAAAAGAAAAAAAACAAGTAATACCTAAAGGTTATCATAAAATGCCTGATGGCAAGATTATGAAAGATAGCGCGCATAAAAAAACTAAAAAGAAATAATAATGGCAAAGACAGCAGCATGGACACGCAAAGAAGGTAAAGATCCTAAAGGAGGGTTGAATGCCAAAGGCGTGGCTTCTTATAGAAAAGAAAATCCTGGTAGTAAGCTTCAGACAGCAGTAACAAAGAAACCGTCAGAATTAAAACCTGGCAGTAAAGATGCAAAGCGTAGAAAATCATTCTGTGCTAGAATGTCTGGTGTTAAAGGGCCAATGAAGGATGAAAAGGGTAAGCCTACAAGAAAGGCACTTGCCTTGAGAAAATGGAATTGTTAAGCCCAAGAGTATGAGTATTAAAATAATTCAAGCTTGGGCCAATGACGTTGAAGAGTATCAAGTCTTTCTTAATGAAGCATTAGTGGCTACATTTCCTGATAGGGATAGTGCAGTTCAGCACATGAAGGAATTAGTAACAGCAAAATTAAATGAGAATGACTGAGAAGGATTTAATTAAGTTAGGCTTTGAGCGTTTTGATGAAACACCAGAATCAAGTGGAAGTACAGAACCTTGGTATTATTACAGTAAAGATGTAGGTAAGGTTGGATTCTTATCCAATGATAGTGATTCAGATGAAGTTAAGCAGGGTAATTGGAGCGTAGACGTTCTTGAGGGTGATATTACTTTTACTAAAGCGTCAGAACTTAAAACCGTAATTGCTTTACTAGAAAAAAATAAACTCTAAAAAAATAAGCCCATTAAACTTTTTTTATTTAAACTATTATTATATATTTGTAATCAATATTGTTTAACTTAAAAAAATACAAAATGGCAAATGCAAAAACCAACAATCCTTTAGATGAGAAAGAACCTATTCTAACTAAAGAAGAATTAAGTGCACGTAGAGAAGAAATTACTGCATTCTACAAAGACAACATCCCACATTTAGAAGTACAAGCTGAGTATGAAATGCTTTTGGCTACAATTGAGAAATCAAGAGCTGAGAGATTACAAGCTCAAATGTATATGGCACAAGCCTATGCTTCTCAAAAAGAAGGTGGGCAAGTACCTGTTGATTCAGAAGAAGCAAAAGCTTTTAAAGAAGCAATGGAAAATGCAGCATCTCAAATAGACTAATCTATGAAGATGTTAAAAAGGGGGGATTCTGGACCAGATGTCCAGACCCTCCAATCCAAACTCTTATTAAAACAAGATGGGCAGTTTGGACCCGCAACAGAAAAAGCTGTAATTAGATTCCAACTATCTAATAATCTAGCAGTTACAGGAATAGTAGATTCAGATATGTGGACATTGTTATTTAACAAAGTACCTACATTACAAGAAGCTATTGATGAAGACTCAGATATATCTCAACAATTGTTTAGAACTAATTTTGATCAAACAATTCATAAGTATTATTTATCTCCAAAAGAATACATTAAAGGTCCAATCAAAAATGAATATATATTCTTACATCACACCGCTGGAAATAACAATCCTTTTGCTTGTGTTGATATGTGGAATAAAGATGATAGAGGAGCTATTGGAACTGAATTTGTTTTAGGTGGTAAAAATTGCCATAATGGTGATGCAAAATATGATGGTAGAATGATCCAAGCTTTTCCAACAGGAAGTCAAGGCTGGCATTTAGGTTTAACTAAATCAGGTTGGATGAATAGACATTCTGTAGGTTTAGAAATTTGCTCAATGGGTCAACTTACTAAAGATTATAAAACCTATGTGGGAACTAAAGCTCATCCAGATGAAGTAATAACTTTAAAAGAAACATTTAGAGGATTTTTACATTGGCATTCTTATTCAGAAAAGCAAATTAAAGAAATTGAAAAGTGGATTAAATATGTTGCTGAAAGAGATAGTATTGATGTAAGATTGGGATTGAAACAATTAATACAAAAGCATGGTGCAACTAAAGCATTTGAATATAATGAAGATGCTGCATCTGGTAAAATTAAAGGATTACTAACACATACCAATGTAAGGAAGGATAAGTTTGATTGCTATCCACATCCTGATTTAGTTGATATGATAATGAGTTTAAAATAATGGCTATAGTAAATAAAGTAGATTTAAAATTACAAGTAGATATTAATGAAACCATTAAGTATCAGATACTTACCTATTGTTTTTTTGAAAATATTTTAATTAGTAATTCAGATCTTAAGTGTTTGATGGAGTTATCAAAACAACCAAAGGTTGAACTAACTAAATTTTGTATATTTTTAACTGAACAAGGAATATTTAAAAGTCCACAATCAGCTAGAAATGCTTTAGCAAAAGCAGAAAAAAAGAAACTAATAGTTAAGAGTGGTGTAAATAAAAAGACCATTTCAATTAATAAAATTATTAATGTTCAAATAGATGGTTTGGTATTGTTAGACTATAAAATATTAGGCCGTGAATCCCAAGAAGCATAAAGACTTTAAAGAAGGTATAGCTGAAGAAGTGGGTGTACATCCGCAAGTAGTAGATGATTTTATATCTTTCTACTATGGTAAATTGAGAAAAAAGTTATCATCATTGGAGTACCCAAGAATAAATGTAGATGGTTTGGGTACTTTTTATTTGAGAAAAACTAAATTGGAAAACTCAATTAAAAAAAATAAAAGCATGCTTGGTAATTTAACTAAAAGAACATACAATGGTTATGCTCAAAGTGAAAATATACAAAGCAATATTGAGCAAATGTCTAAGGCATTAGAGCAAATGGAAGCAGATATACTAAGAAAGAAAGAGTTTAAAGCAAAATAAATTTTACAATATGGAAGGAAAATGGAAAAAGTATTTAGCAGTATTTAAAAATGCTGATCAAATAGTGGAAGGCATTAAAAATAACATATTTAAAAAGGAGCATATTGAGGCTGTTGCTACAGATAGATTTCAAATATGCATTAAATGTTCTTTGTTTGATGCTGCTGGAGATCATTGTTTAGCTCCAGGAACACAACCTTGTTGTTCAGATTGCGGATGCAGTCTAGCATTTAAGGTTAGGTCATTATCAACATCTTGTCCTAAAGGGTTTTGGGATTCATTAATGACTGAAGAATTAGAAGATAAAGTAAATCAACAAATTAAAAATTAATATTATGACAGTAACAGAAATAGTAAATGATCTTTTAGATTTTGATATGATTACAATAGAAGCTGCAAGTGTACTTTTAAGTGCAGAACTTAAAGCTAATATGTTTGATAAACAAGATAGAAATGCTAATCAAGTATTTCAACCTTATCATGGAGTACCTAATGGAAGTACAACCAACCCATATTATGTTTCTACAACTACTAATGATGTTATAGTTGGTACATCTAAAACAAATACAGGATTAAGTGCAGGGGCAAATGAATTATTAAAAGTAAAGTAATGGCAATCATATTCAAAGAAGCCGGGCATACTTATGAAAGCATAGAAGAGGATAACATTCAATGGTTGAGCGTTACTTCACTTGTTAGTAAGTTTAAACCTAAGTTTGATAAAGAAGGTCAAGCTAAAAAATCTGCAAAGAATAAAAATTCTAAGTGGTATGGTATGACTGTAGAACAAATACTACAGGCTTGGGATAATGAAACAGAAAGAGCAATTAATCTTGGTAACTTCTATCATAATCAAAGAGAATCTGATATGCTTGATTTTAAAACAATTGAGCGTAATGGAACTGAGGTGCCAATTGTAAAACCTCTTATAAATGAAAACGGTATAAAATTAGCACCTGAACAAAAATTAAGTGATGGTGTTTATCCAGAACATTTGGTTTATTTAAAATCTGTTGGGCTTTGTGGCCAAGCTGACGTTGTAGAAATTGTAGATGGGTATATTAACATCAATGATTACAAGACTAATAAGGAAATTAAAGAAAAAGGATATACTAATTGGGAAGGGATTACAAGTAAAATGTTTAAACCTATTAATCATTTAGATGATTGTAATTTAATGCATTATTCTTTACAGCTCAGTATTTATGCGTATATTATTAAGAAGCACAACCCTTCTTTGAAGATAGGTAAACTTACAATTCAACATGTTAAGTTTAAACAAATTGGTGAAGATGAAAATGGATATCCAATAAATGAACATTACAATGGAGAACCTATTTTAGATGAAATCAAAATGTATGAAGTTCCTTATTTAAAGGATGAAGTTAATTCATTAATAATGTGGTTAAAAGATAACAAATAAAACTATGGCAAGTATAACAATTACACAAGTGCATTTAATGCAAGCAAAAGCACCTAATACAGGTCAAATATTAAATCTATATTGGAATGCTACTAGTTCAGCAGAAATGAGTATAGATCCAACTAAAATTGTTGCAGTATCTTATGTTTGGGATAACTTAGTAGATAGATTTATACCAGGAGTAATTCAAATTTATTTATTTGGTTTAGGTAGTATTTATAGTTCAGATTCTTATGAATCAATAGTTGCATACATGAATCCAGTAACACCTTAATTATGTTAGTAAGACTATTTGACATTCAGAACAGTAAAGTAATTCCATCAGAACATTGCTATGCTCTACCTTTTTTAAATGCAATTATGGAAACATATCCTGATACTTATTTAAAAATTTATCAGTATATATTTTATATGAGTTGCCCTAATCCAGATATGAATCCATTTTTCAATTTACCAGAACATGAAAAAGAAGATATCATTATTGAAGAAGTTCAATTAGAAGATTCACCTGAAGATCCTAAAATAAGATATGCATTAGATATGTGTTATAAGTTATATGAAACACCTACCTTTAGAGCATACAAAGGAATCAAATCAATGTTGGATAGATTAGCAAAGTATATGGAAGTAACTGCCATTGAACATGGTAGAGATGGAAACATAAACTCCATGGTAAATGCAGCATCTAAATTTGAACAAATTAGACAATCATACAAAGGAGCTTTTGTTGATATGAAACAAGAACAAGAAAGTTCTGTACGTGGTGGTGCAGGATTAGCATATGACCAAATATAATTAAACAATTAAAATCAAACAAAATGATACAACAAGTAATACCAGTAGGAAAAAAATTATTGATCAAACAAAAAAAGGCTGAGGCATTTTTTAAAAATACAAACATCATTATACCTGAAGCAGCACAGAAAGTTGAAAATAAAGGTACTGTTGTAGCTGTAGGTGAAGGTGTAACAGAAATTAAAATAGGTGATGTAGTTCAATATAGTGAGCATTGTTTACCAACATCAATGATGCATGATGAGGAAGAACATTTGCTAATACATGAAGGTGATGTCTTTGCCAAGTTCAAGTATGTATAAATCCGTACCTACATATGAAAATGGTTCTTGGACAAATACAGAATTTAAAACTAGGGAAGACTTTATAGATTATGTTTTAAGTATTTTTAGCGTCCCTGGTCATTATGAGTTTAATGAACTTTCTTTTAAGTTTAATGAACAAGCTCAGATATTTAATGAACAGGGATTTTATTGTAATAAACCATTTAGATCTAAAGACTTCACTGAATATTGGGAAGACCAAAAAATTAAATGTAGAGAAGGAGTAATCTATAATGATGCTGGTAAAAGCTGGTATTTGACTAGAGATTATTATATGTGGTTAAACTTTCTTCCAATCTTTGATAAAGAGGAAAAGAAATATGGTTTTGCTAAAGTCCGTGATGCTCAGTATCATATGGCATTATATGAACAACTTGCAGAACTACATTACAAACATTCAGCTATATTAAAGAAACGTCAGATAGCATCTTCATATTTTCATATGGGTAAAGTTATTAATACCTATTGGTTTGAAGAGGGTAGTATCTGTAAGATTGGTGCATCACTTAAAGATTTTATAAATGATAAAGGTTCTTGGAAGTTTTTAGATGAATATAAAACATTCTTGAATGAGCACACTGCTTGGTATAGACCAAGTAATCCAGAAAAAGTTTTATTGTGGCAACAACAGATTGAAGTTAAAGTTGGTAACAGAAAAACAGCAAGAGGTTTAAAATCAAAAATACAAGGGGGTTCATTTGAAAAAAATGCAACTACTGGAGTAGGGGGACCATGTACATACTTCTTTCATGAAGAAGCTGGTATTGCTCCAAAGATGTCTGAGACATATGAGTACTTACGTCCTGCAATGTCTTCTGGTATGATCACAACAGGTATGTTTATTGCTGCCGGATCAGTGGGGGATTTGGAACAATGTAATCCATTGAAAGAAATGATTACTAATCCAGCAGCTAATGATATCTATGCTGTTGAAACTGATCTTATTGATGCAGATGGTACAATAGGAATGGCTGGATTATTTATTCCTGAACAATGGTCAATGCCTCCATTCATTGATGACTATGGAAACTCTTTAGTTAAAGAAGCTGAAGCAGCAATTCATGAAGAAAGAGAAAGATGGAAGAATGAATTAAACGGTGAACAATTCCAATTAAGGATATCTCAGAAGCCTTTAAATATTGCAGAAGCATTTGCATACAGAAAAGCATCTGTGTTTCCACAAGGTATTCTTAGTAGACAACAGAAAAGAATTGAAGAGAAAGAATATCCTTATGAACTTATTGAATTAGATAGAGATGAAAAAGGAATCTTTGCTAAAAGAACAAATAAACTTCCAATCAGTAGATTCCCTGTAGACAAGAAACAAGTGGATAAGACGGGTAGTATTGTTGTTTGGGAACGTCCTGTCAAAAGCCCTGAGTTTGGGGCTTATTATGCCTCTATTGACCCCGTATCAGAAGGTAAGACAACTACTTCTGATTCCCTATGTAGTATCTTTGTATATAAGAATGCAACAGAGGTTACAAGAACCATGATATCAGGAGATGTAGAACAATTTTTAGAGAAAGATAAAATTGTAGCATCCTGGTGTGGTAGGTTTGATGACATTAATAAGACACATGAAAGATTAGAATTAATTATAGAATGGTATAATGCCTGGACTATAGTTGAAAATAACATATCTTTGTTTATACAACATATGATTTCTAGAAAGAAACAAAGATATTTGGTACCTAAACAACAGATATTATTTCTAAAAGATCTTGGTTCAAACAATACTGTTTATCAAGAATATGGATGGAAAAATACTGGTACATTATTTAAAAGTCATTTGATATCATATGCAATTGAATTTTTAAGAGAAGTCATAGATGAAGAAACTGATGTTAGTGGTGTTGTTACAAATCAAACATTAGGTGTTGAAAGAATACCTGATGGAATGCTTATAAAAGAAATGCTTGCATATTATCCTGGACTTAACGTAGATAGACTTGTGGCATTTGGAGCATTAGTTGCTTTTGTAAAAATACAACAATCAAACAGAGGTTTTTCAAAAAGACGTGAATCAGAAGAAAAATCTTTGGTAAATTCAGAAAATTTGTATAAATTAAAGTATAGTCCGTTTAAAAATATTGGACGTAGTGGAAACAACACTGGAAATACAATTAAAAGATCAGGCTTCAAAAATTATAAATAAATTAACTAAATTAAATTTAGAATGAAAGTACTTAATGCAATGCAGTTAAAAGCCGGTGCAAAAAAAACAGAAGGACCTACCTTTTCTAGTTTGACGCAACCTATTCAATTTTTACCTTACAGTGAAAAAACAGATGATTGGGCGGCATGGAACTTAGATTGGTTAGAACTCCAAGGTATTCAGTTTTTAAAACTTAATGCTAGAAGGCTTTTAAAAAATTATAAATTAGCTAAAGGAATTATAGATAAAACAGATTATATAGTTGAACCTGATAATGACTATAAAGATCTAATGGATGTTTTAACTAAAGAGAATGATTCTGCTTTAGAACTTAAATTTTATCCCATCATCCCAAATGTAATTAATGTATTGAGTGGAGAGTTTTCCAAGAGATACAATAAAGTACAATTCAGAGCTGTTGATGATAAGTCATACAATGAAATGCTTGAAGCAAAAAGAATGCAAGTTGAAGAAGCTTTGCTTGCAGATGCTGAAAGAAAACTTGTAGAAAAAATGATTCAGATGGGAATGGATCCAGCTTCTGATGAAGCTAAACAACAACTTGCTCCTGAAAATATTAAGACATTACCTGAAATAGAAGACTTCTTTAGTAAGTCTTATAGAAGTTCTGTTGAAGAATGGGCTTCACATCAATTAAATGTTGATGAGGAAAGATTTAAAATGCAAGAACTTGAGGAAAGAGGATTCAGAGATATGCTTATTGCTGATAGAGAGTTCTGGCATTTCCGTATGTTGGAAGATGATTATGATATTGAACTATGGAATCCTGTATTAACATTCTATCAAAAATCTCCAGATCAAAGATATATTTCTGATTCAGCTTATGTTGGTAAAATTGATTTGATGACAGTAGCTGATGTTGTAGATAAATATGGATATTTGATGAGTCAACAACAGTTGGAATCATTACAAAGAATTTATCCTGCAAGATCTGCTCAATACCAAGTTAATGGTTATCAAAATGATGGTTCTTATTATGATGCTACAAGATCTCATGCGTGGAATACTGATTCACCAGGTTTAGCCTACAGACAATATACAAGTAACTATATGGCAGATCCTGCTAGAGGTGGTGATATTTTAACACAGATCTTAAGTCAAAGTGAAGACTTAGCTTATTTTGGTGATAGCAATTTAATGAGGGTTTCTACAATCTATTGGAAGACTCAAAGAAAAATTGGGCACCTAGTTAAAATAGAGGCTGATGGTGAAGTTACTCAAGAGATAGTTGATGAAACATTTAAGGTAACTGAAAAAGCTGTATATGATACATCAATATTTAAAAATAAAACAAAAGACACTTTACTACAAGGTGAACATATAGATTGGATTTGGATTAATGAAATTTGGGGTGGTGTTAAAGTTGGACCAAATGTACCTGCTATGTGGAAAAGTTCAACAAGCAGTGAAATAAATCCTATATACTTAGGTATTAATAGAACTAAACCTGGTAGATTACCATTCCAATTTAAAGGAAACAATTCTTTATATGGTTGTAAATTACCGGTTGAAGGAAGAGTATTTTCTGATAGAAATACTAGATCTACTTCTTTAGTGGATTTAATGAAAGCTTATCAAGTTGGATACAATATGGTTAATAATCAGATTGCTGATATCTTAATTGATGAATTAGGTACAGTAATTATGTTTGACCAGAATGCATTACCACGTCACTCTATGGGAGAAGATTGGGGTAAAAACAATTATGCTAAAGCATATGTAGCAATGAAGGATTTCCAAATGCTTCCTCTTGATACTTCAATTACCAATACTGAAAATGCTGTAAACTTCCAACACTACCAGACTCTAAACATGGAGCAGACTAGTAGATTGATGAGTAGAATACAATTAGCTAATTACTTTAAACAACAATGTTTTGATGCAATAGGTATTAATCCTCAAAGATTAGGTGGTGCTGTATCAGCAGAAACAGCTACCGGAGTTGTTAATGCTATGCAACAATCATATGCTCAAACAGAAATTTACTTTGTACAGCACTCAGATCAATTGATGCCAAGAATACATCAGATGAGAACAGACTTGGCTCAATACTATTATAGTACAAATCCTAGCGTAAGATTGAGTTACATCTCTACTGAAGCAGAAAAGGTAAACTTTACTATTAATGGTACAGATCTTTTATTAAGAGACTTCAACGTATTTGCCACAACTAAAACAAATCATAGAGCTATTCTTGAACAGTTGAAACAAATGGCATTAACTAATAATACTACAGGTGCTAGTATATTTGAACTTGGTAATATTGTTAAAGCAGATTCTATTTCTGAAGTAACTGATATCTTAAGAGATGCTGAAGCTAGAGTAACAGCACAAAGACAAGAAGATATGCAACAACAACGTCAAATGCAAGAACAACAGTTACAAGCACAGGCGCAAGAAGCTCAAATGAAAGCTCAGTTAGAACAACAAGAAGCAGAGAAAGATAGACAGAATGATATTACTATTGCTGAAATCAGAGCTGCAGGTTATGGAGCGGGTGTTGATATAAATCAAAACCAGGTAAATGATTATCAAGATGCATTAAAAGATATTCAAGAAACTACTAAGTATAGAGAGCAAATGAATATTAAACGTGAGGAAATGATGACCAAATCATCTATGGAAAGCCAGAAGCTTCAGGTTGAAAGAGAAAGAATTGCAGCACAAACACAGATAGCAAATACACAGTTAGATATAGCAAAACAAAACAAAAATAAGTATGATCAAAAAAAATCAGAAAATAAATAATTTGCGTTAGCTATATACTGCAATAAACTTTGCAATATTATCAAATATAATAAGTTTATTATAGTGCAAACCAAATAAAGATTTATTATATTATATATATAAAGTATTAATTATTAAACCAACAATAAGATGAGTACCAAAAACAACACAATGAGTAGTAACGTAGAGACTTTAGATATTGATTTAGATACAATATTCAATGCAGCACCTAGCGGTGATGATATGACTTTGCCATCTGGAAAAGATACTAAAGCTACAAACAACATTTTTTCAGGTATAAATAAGAAAGCAGATTTTTCATTTGCTGATCCAGATGCAGATGATGCAGATGATTTAACTGAAAGAGGTAAAGCTGCAAAATCAAATGCAGATCTTCTTGCAGATGATGAAGATGAAGAAGATGATGACATTACACCTAAAGCAACTAAAGAAGATGGTAAAAGCATCCTTGATAGTTTAGGTGATGAAGATGAAGATGAAAAAAAAGAAACTAGAGGTAGAAAAGCTATTTCTGGAATTTCAGATGTTTTTTCAAAAATGATTAAAGAAGATAAGTTAGTTCCATTTGATGATGAAAAATCATTAGATGAATATACTGCAAAAGATTGGGAAGAATTAATTGAAGCTAACTTAGAAGAAAAAGCTAATCAAGTAAGACGTGAAACCCCTAAACAGTTTTTTGCTAGCTTACCTGAAGAATTACAAATTGCCGCAAGATATGTAGCAGATGGTGGTACTGATTTAAAAGGATTGTTTTCAACATTAGGTCAGGTAGAAGAAACTAAAGATTTAGATATTAAATCTGAAAGAGATCAGGAGTTAATTATTAAAGAATATTTAAACGCTACTGGTTATGGTACTTCTGAAGAAATTGCAGAAGAAATTGAAATTTGGAAAGACTTAGGTAAACTTGAACAACAAGCAGCTAAGTTCAAACCAAAGTTGGATAAGATGGCAGAACAAATTGTTATCAAAAAAGTGCAAGAGCAACAACTAAAACAGAAACAACAAGAACAAGCTTCTAAAGCATATATGCAAAATGTATATGATACTTTAAAAGATGGTAGTTTAGGAGACATTAAAGTTGATAGAAAAACTCAAGCAATGTTGTACAATGGTTTAGTTCAACCTAGTTATCCTTCAGTAAGTGGAAGAAATACAAATCTATTAGGACACCTATTAGAAAAGTATCAGTTTGTAGAACCAAATTATGCATTGATTTCAGAAGCATTATGGTTATTACAAGATCCACAAGGATATAAAGCAAAGATAATGGACAAAGGTGCTCAACAAAGTATTGAGCAAACAGTAAGAAAACTAAAAACAGAACAAGGTAATCATAGTTCAAGTTCTCTTGGGATTCAAGATAAAGATGAAGAAACAAGAAGACAGCCAACTAAAAAGTTACCAAGAACCAATAACATTTTCAAAAGGATTTAACAATCAAATATATAAACAATTAATAACTAAAAACAAGTAAAAATTATGGCAACTCCAGTATTAAATAATGGGATTTTCCTAAGAGATACAAGCTACAAAGCAAGTTCTCATGTTGATTCTTATCACTTGACTCAGATGCTAGGTTCAGCAGAACCTATGGATATGGGACCAATTGATTTGTGGGCAATGACTCAAAAAGTTGAAATGCCTCTTTATCAAATGGCTTCATTTGGTGGAAAGAATACTATCATGGTAGACAATGCTCGTGGTGAGTACAAATGGCAAACTCCTATTGCACAAGATCTTCCATACATTGTGGCAGACATTGAACCAGGTAACACAGGTAAAGGTGTTGATGGAACAACATTCAAAATTAAAATTTCTAAAAGAACATTTGGACATGGTGATATTATCACTTATGACAAATACAATGGATTAGAGCTTTACATCACAGCTGATGATATCATCCCTGCTGGTGACGGTTTTATCTATACTGTTCAATTGGTAAACAACAACAACGTAGCTAGCTTAGATAATAAGTATTTAGCTAAAGGTACTAAATTCTTCAGAAAAGGTTCTGCAAGAGGTGAGTATGGAGAAAGATTCTCTGACATTGAAACAGGTTCTGGTTTCCGTGAGTTCTACAATTTCGTAGGAGGAGCTGAAGCACACGTACACTATTCTATTTCTAGCCGTGCTGATTTAATGATCAAAGGTGGTTTGAATGCTGATGGTACTGTACCAGTAACTGAAATCTGGAGAAACTTTGGAGCTAACAATGATCCAGCTGTACCTTCTATTGAAGGATTGATTGCTAACATGGGTAAAGCTGGTGCAAGAGAAGCATTTGAAAATGGTCAACTTACTAGAACATTTATCACTAACATGGAAGCTGCTCACTTATCAAAAATTGCTTCAGATATTGAAACTTACTTGATGTGGGGTAAAGGTGGTAGAATTAAACAAGATGGTCCAGATGATATTAGATTATCTGTGGGATTATGGGCACAGTTGGATAACTCATTCAAAAGAGTTTACAACAAGTCTTCTTTCACACTTGATATGTTTAAATCTGAATTATATAACTTCTACCAAGGTAAAGTTGAGTTCAAAGGTCCAGATCCACAAAGATCACTTGTTGTTCAAACAGGTATTGGTGGTATGCAATTGATCAACAAAGCTATTGCTGATGAAGTATATGGTTCTGGTCTAGTACAAAACGCTAGTGACATTGGAGCTGTTAAAGGTTCTGGAATGGATCTAGATTATGGATTTGCTTACACTTCATTTACTATTCCTTTCTTAGCTAACGTTAAGTTTGTATTGAACCCTGCGTTTGATAACTTGAATACTAATGATATTGAGAATCCATTAATTGATGGCCGTCCATTAAGTTCTTACAGTTTCATTATCTTTGACGTAACAGATGAAGGAAATGATAACATCCATTTATTGAAATTATCTTGGGATAATCAATTGAAATGGTTCTACCAAAATGGAACTATGGATTACATGGGAAGAACTCAAGGTTTTGCATCTACAGGTAACTTCAACGGATACCGTGTAATGATGTCACAAACTATGCCTGCTATTTGGGTTAAAGATCCAACTAAAGTCTTGAAAATTGTAATGAGAAACCCAATCACTGGTGGTTCATTCTAATAATCAATAATTAAAATGGGAGGCAGGGTAAAAGCTCCTCCCTTTTTTTTAATCTTTAAAACATAAATAAAATGGCATTAGATATAAAAAAAGCAAATAAAACATATGAGTTTTCAAACTTAAATGTTTCTGAAATTATTGCTTCAAAAGCTGTAGGTAAAGATATATTAGATAGAAATTATGCTGATAATGCTGCGGCAAAAGCAGCAGGATTAGGTAATGGAGATTTGTATCATACAGCAGGAGCATTAAAAATTGTTTTACCGGCTTAAGTCAAATAAACTAGAGTAAGAATAAAAACCTTACTTTAGAAATATTAATAATAATAAATTGTACATAATTATGTACTTTTGACAATGAGAAAACAATTATTAAATTTTAACACAAAACCAAATTATGAATGATTACACAATTGTAGAAAAGTATCAGCAAACAAAAAATCAAAGTATTGCTATACGCCCTTATTTTAATTCTTCAAAAGAGAATATGGGTTTAGAACATTACGGATTAGCTTTGCATGATGGAGTATTTCATGAAGAAACATTAGCTTGTTTAGAAATGAATGGGGTTAAACGTTATGTTACAGGTTTAAATGAATTTGCACCTGATGTAAAAATGTTACCTACTAAAGAAAAAGAAGCAAAGGTAAAAGAGATTAGAAAAGTTGTTGCTCAATTAGAAGCTGAATTAGCATCTAATGTTGTTGCTGTTGATGACAAAGAGTTCTGGAACAAGCTTACAGTAATGAGACCAGATAATTCAAAGTTTTGGGATAAAATTAGTTTAAGATGTGGGAATGATCCTGTATTTTTAGATCCACAAAAAGATCCTTATGACTTAATTAAGTTATATGCTATTCATGCTGGTGGATTTTCTATTGTAGCAAAATCATTAAGAGAGGCAAGAGAAGCAGGTAATCCACCTAAGTTTTATCTTGATACAATGGAAGAAACATTAAGTACTAGAACAGAACTTAGCAAATTGAAAAATAAAGCATTAGTTGAACTACAAAAAATGTATGATTCAAATGCTTCAAAATTAATGTATGTTGCTAAGATTTGTGATGCTGATAGTGTACAGTATGTGAAAAATACACCTAATGATATTCTTTATGAAAATATGGATGATTACATTAATGGTAATGGTGCTGAGTCTTCTAAGAAAAGAGCAGCTTCACAATTCATAGAAGTATCAGGGTTGACAATGGAAGAATTGAAAATTAGAGCTTTAATTAAAGACTCTTTATATTATAGATTTATTACTACTAAAGCTGGAGGTTGGATTGAACCAATTGATAGTGGAATTAGATTAGGTAAGTCACCATCTGAATGTTTGGAATTTTTAAAGAATCCTGAAAATGAAGAAACGTTGATGTCATTACTTAATAAAGTAGAGCCATACTGGAACTCATAAAATTTAAAAAATGGATAATAACACACTCTTAATTAAATTAAAACAAAGACTGAATAAACTAGATAGCCAAGACTATGATAATATAGAATGTTGGCAGTTTGTTGAGGCATTTAATAAAGTACAAGTTGACTGGTGCAGAAGAAATTTGCATGGGGGAAATATGTATAAAGAAGGTGATGAACTATCTAAAAGAAGAATTGATGATTTACAACCTTTGCTGAGAGAACTCTCTTTAACAGGGGTTGTAACTGATCAATATTTTGAAACAAATAACTTTCCTGTAAATACTTATTTAGAGTATAAAAGAGTAAGTACTGATGCTACTAGTGAATGTTGTCCTGATCCTAGATCAATGACAGTTTATTTAGCTGAAGAAGCTAATGTATCTCTATTATTAAGAGATCCATTAAAGGATCCAAACTTTGAATGGGGTGAAACTTTTTGTACAATGTTAGGTAACAAGATTAGAATCTATAGAAAACCAGATTTTAATATTGTAAATCCTGTATTGACTTACTACCAAAAACCAGTTTATATTCAAATACAAGGATGTGTTGATCCATATACAGGTGTGGTTAGTCCGATTAATGTACCATGTCAATTTAAAGATGATGTTGTAGAAGTATTATTAGATGATACAGCTTCACTTATTGCAGGAGATATAGAAAACATTTATCAACAACAAAGGGGCCAAGGTTCTGCTGAAAGAAATAATTAATCATGGAAAAATTAAGAACATTAAAAACAATCTCTCAACCAGCTAAAACAATTAGTAGACCATCTGCAAAAGTTGAAGAAAAGGAAGAAAAGGAAGAATATAATATAGCCAAACCTGTACCAGATACTGGGGTAGGTGGAAGCTCATTAGATACAATGACTGCTAATTTAGCAACTGAAATGATGAATGCTGCAATTAGTTTTCATAGACTTCATTTAAAAATAAATGGAGAAGGTTCTTATTCAGCACATATAGCTTTGGGTGGTTTTTATGAAGGTTTACATGATCATGCTGATACTCTAGTTGAAGGATATCAAGGTGTATCTGAAAAACTTTTATCATATAAAGATTCACCAATTAGAACATTAGATACTGTAGCTGATGCAGTAGGATATTTAAGAGATTTATACAATACTGTTAATAAATTACAAGGTATGATGCCTTACTCAGAAATTGTAAATAATCTAGATCTTGTAAAAGATTCTATTAATGCAACAAAATATAAATTAATTTTCCTATCATAATTGGAAATTAAAAAATTTTTCTTATATTATATCTGTACACGTAGTACAACTATATATATTTATTAACAACAAAAAACAAAAATTATGGCTTATTTTAATCATGCGTTTTACAAAACGTTTGTTGCTACTTCAACCCAAGCGGCTGCAGGTACTGCAACTTCAGCATTGACTGCTGGACAGCTAGGTTTAGTTACTGATGCAACATGGCAAACTATTGCTGTGTCTGGAGGTGCTTTACCAGCTAACTCATTAGCTTACCTTGTACAAGGAAGTTATTACACTAAAGATACCATTGGAAACAATCCTGGTAATGGTGGTTACAAAGAATCAGTTAAATCAAAAGGTATCAACCCTAAATTTATCTCAAGAGCTTGGGTAACTAACTGTTTATCAGCTCAACAAGCTACAGCTTCTTTGTCTTTAGGTTCTGATTGTGCACCATGTGGAAAAACTCAATTCATGAGAATTGATGTTAAAGGTTCTCCAACATTACGTTTCTTAAATCACAATGCTTATGCAATTGGTGATTCAGCTAACATTTGTTGTGTAGGTGATCAAGAATTTTTAGATCCAACTTTGGTTTCTGCTGCTATGGCTCAAATGGTTCTTGGTGATCCATTAATTAAACCATTTGTTGCTGAAGGTGATGTTAACGGTGTTCAAACTGCTACATTAGTTGGTGGTTCTGGATATTCTGTTGCTAACGCTGTTGCTACAACTGGTGGTACTGGTTCAGGATTTAAAATTAATATTTTAACTGTATCTTCTGGTGCTATTGCTACTTATAGCGTTGCTTCTGTTGGTGCTGGTTATACTGTAGGTGATGTATTGGCTGTTGCTGGTGGTACTGCTGGAACTTTAACAGTTACTGCTCTTACTGCAGGTGGTGTTGTAGTTACTGCAACTACTGGTGCTGTAGCTGTACAATCTGTTTACACTATTGAACAAGCTTTAGGTACTGCTTCTGCTGGAAACTATACTCCTTCACTTGATCCTAATGGTACAACTAAAGTAACTGCTACAGTTAATTTTGTTGGTGCTTATGTAGATACTCAATTTGGTAACTGTTCTTTTGATACTAGAGATCATTATAACGCTGAACCAGTTGTTATCATTGCTTCTATTCTAGATGAAACTGGAAATCCTTGTAATGATTGTGGTGTTGCTACTAGCACTCCAGGTCAAATGCAACAAACTCAAGGTGAACAAGTAGTTAGAGATTTAATCTTATCTGAAAGATACAGACAATCTCCTTTCAACCAAGGGAATGCTGACAGTGCAAGAATCAGACAAATTGAAATGTCAGATGAAATCTTAGGTGCTGTTGATAGAGCTGCTACTTATAAAGCATACTATATCCAACATACTGTTCCAAGATTTAACAATCCAAGTGGTGTGTTTGATAATGATCAATATGTTTACCAAGTATATGTTAAATGTTCTGACACTGCTGCTAACACTGCTGTATTAGCATTGGTTAACAAAGTAGTTGCATTAGCAAATGCTGCTGGTAATAACATTGCATTAGAAACTAATCTTTACTGGTAATCAATATACCTTAAGAGGTTGATTTTTTAAAATTTAGAGTAGGGGCCAAAAACTCCTACTCTTTTTTTTTTCTTTATTCTAATTTTTTTGTATATTGTATATATAGTGTATTAAAATAAATATCAAAATGGCTGACAAACATATATTAAGCTTAGAAATACCAACAGTATCTAACTGTAATCTTTTATGTATTAAAGATACTAGTCAGTATTCTTCAGAACTTGCTGTTGATTGTGAAGAATTATTAATCACACTTCCAGGATTTACTGTTCCTGTATTACTTAAAGTAACAAAAGGTTTTGACATGTGCTTAACTGCATGTGCTCTTGCAATACAAAAAGTTAATTGTGGGACTATACAACAAGAAATTCCTGATGGAATTTATGTTATTAGATATAGTGTATCTCCTAATTCAAAAGTTTATGTTGAATATAACCACTTAAGGGTTACTAGATTAATGACAAAATACTATCAAGTATTATGCGATCTAGATATTCAAGCATGCCAACCTCAAACATATAAACAACAATTGTTAGATGAAATGGGGTATATTAAAATTATGATTGATGCTGCTGTAGCTAATGTTGAATATTGTCAATCTCCAGCTCAAGGAATGCAGCTATATAATTATGCAAAAGATAGATTAGATAAAGTAATTTGTCCATCAGGAAATTGTGGTGGAAAAACATACTTATACTAATGAAATAACAATACAGATTTTATAAACCAAAAATAAATTAATATGAATTGTGCAAATTGTAATAAGACGTTTACCTGTGGTTGTCAAAAAGCATTTGATGATCAAGGAACAGCCATATGTAAAACATGTGTAAATGAATGGGCTAATAAAAGATTAAGTGGTGAAGCACCTACACAAGTGCTACCTACAAGAGATTTAAATTTAGAATTAGCTGCTCAACAAATTAGAGATTTCAGAAATAAATAACTATGGAACAAACACTTATTAAAAGAATTAAGACTGAGCAAACTTTTGCAACACAGGCATATACAAATTTTAAAGAAATTAAATTTGGTATAGAACCTTGTTGTTATGTTGATTTTGAAACAGCAACTTTAAATAAGTATTTGTGTGACTGGCAAAACAGTGCTTCTAACAAAATAATTATTGATAGTGGTCAAACAGGTGTCTTTATTGAACCATTAGCAACTATCAATACGGAAGCAAGTATGTCTTGCCCAGTTATACCAACTAATGTTTGTACAATAATAGATTTAGAATCTATTTTATGCAATACAGGAACATACATACATACTCAAGATGTGCCATTAGCAGTTTGGGTTATAACACATAATCTAGGGAGTTATCCTTCAGTGACAGTGGTTGATGATTTAAATCACGTTGTTGTTGGTGATATATCATACAATAATTCAAATACATTAACAATAACATTTACTTCTGCATTTGCAGGGTATGCATATTTAAATTAAAAACAATAACTAAAAACAAAAATAGAAAATCATGGCAATTAAATATTTAAATAGTATTAACCTGAATCAGAATGAATTGCAATATGCAGTTATTCAGAATTTAGGTACTGTTCCTTCTACGTCCACGGAAGGTCAAATCTATTATGATACAGTAACGGACAAATTACAATTAAAAACAGCTGCTGGTTGGGTACCAATTCAATCAGGACCAGATGCTAATACAACGTATACATTAGCTACAGCTCCAACAGGAACTGCAATTAGATTAACAGGTAGTGATTCTACTACTAATGATGTTACTTTAACTGGTGCGGGTACAGTTGTTGTTACAAGAACAAGTGCTAATACATTAACTATTACAGGGACTGATTCTGCTGCAGGTACAGTAACATCAGTATCAGCAGGAACAGGTATATCAGTTACAGGTACAGCAACAATAAATCCTACTGTAAGTATTCTTTATGCTGGTGCTTCAAATGCAATTTTAGCTGCAACAGCAGCTACTCCGGTTGGTGCTGATACATTATGGTTTAGTGATGCTACAGATAGCACAATTAAAAAAGCATTGCTTTCTTCATTTCCTGGATTTGGTGCAGATGGTACTGTAACAAACGTTACTGGTGTTAACTCTACATTTGTTTCAACTTCTGTAGCTACTGGATCAACAACTCCTGCAATTACAGTTAGTTTGAGTGCAACGGGTACACCAAGTTCAACAACATATTTAAGAGGTGATAATACATGGTCACCAATATCAGGTATATATAGTTGGACATTGCAAGGAACTGCTGGAACACCTCAAACCATTACAAATGGTGTAGCTGTTAATTTTAATGCTGGTGCAGGTATTACTACTACAGCTTCTACATCATTAGGTGTAGCATATTTAAGTATTGTAAATACAGGAGTTCTTGCACTTACTGCAGGTACTAATATTTCTATCACAGGTACTAATTCAAATTTAACTATTAATTCAACTGACCAATATCAAGGTACAGTTACATCTATTACATTAGCTGCTGGATCAGGAACTGGTACTGCAATTACATCAAGTGGTACATTTACATTTACCGGAGGTACTGGAATCACAACTTCAGTATCGGGAACTACTGTAACTATTAATGCTACAAATGCAGGTACCGTAACAAGTGTTACTGCAGGAACTGGTTTAACAGGTGGTACAATTACTTCTACTGGTACTATTGCTGTTAACTATACTGGAGCATCCAACATTGTAAATTCTGCACCTACATCTGTAACTGCATTAGGTGGTGATTCAATTTTAATTCATGATTTTTCATCTGGTAATGCAGCTAAAGCATTAATTTCAAGTATTTCATTAAGTCAATTAGGCTTACCTACCGCAGACTTAAATATTGGTACTTTTAAATTACAAAATGTTGTTAATCCAACATTAGCTCAAGATGCTGCTACTAAAGCTTATGTAGATAGTACATTTGCTGGTTCAGGTGCTTTAATTTACCAAGGAGGATATGATGCTGCAACTAATACACCGGATTTAGATGTCCCACCTACAGGTACTATTAATAAAGGATTTACATATACTGTTACAGTTGAAGGTTTGTTCTTTACAGAACAAGTTAGAGTAGGTGATTTGCTTATTGCAAATATTAATACTCCAACTACATTAGCAGATTGGACAAGAGTTCAAAATAATATTGATTTAGCTTCTACTACTACAGTAGGTATTGCATCATTTAGTTCTGATAATTTTGCAGTAAGTGCTGCAGGTCAAGTAACCGTTAAAGATGGTGGTATTATATTAGGTACTGAAACTACAGGATCTTATAACCCTACTGTTGGTTTAACACAAACTATTGATATTGGAAATAATAATACATCTGGTGTTGCAATATTTAATACTGTTTCATTAACAAATGGTGTTATTACAGCATTTACCACTGAGAATATTCAAGCATCAAGTACAGGTACTCCTGGGGTAATTTTAATTGCAACTGACCTTGAAGCTAGTGCAGGTACTGTAACTACTAAAGCTGTTACTCCAGCACAGTTGATTACTAACATTACTAATACTATAACAAATAGAGAACGCGCAGCAACTATTAGTGCAACAGGTGCTGTAACACATAACTTAAATTCATTGGATGTTATAGTTCAATTATATGATACAGTAACTTTTGATACTGTTTTTGCTGATGTAGTAAGAACAAGTGTGAATGCCGTAACTGTTACATTTGGAGCAGTTCCTACAAACCCTATTAGAGTATTGATTACAAAAATAGGATAAACAATAAGTTTATATGAAAGGGGGATTTCATAAAGTCATGGTTTCCCCCTTTTTTATAAATTAAAAATTGTACTTTTGGTACCAATATAAAATAAAATTATAGATGGCAATAAGATTTTTAACCAGTCAAAATATACAAGCGGGTACATTAACTGTATCAACTATAGCTAATTTAGCCACAGCATCAAACACATTTTTAGTTTCAGATGGAGGTTTAGTTAAATATAGAACTGCCGCTCAAGTGCGTTCTGATATTGGAGCAGGCACAGGTAGTGGCACAGTAACTAGTGTTGCGGTAACCAATGGTACTGGTATTTCTGCATCAGTTGCCAATGCTACTACAACACCAAACATTACAATTACAAATACTGACTTAGGATCCTCTCAAGCTATATTTAAAAACTTTGCTGTATCTGGTCAGTCAACAGTTGTTGCTGATACTAATAATGATACACTTACTTTGGTTGCTGGTTCAAACGTAACCATTACAACAAATGCAACTACAGATACAATTACCATAGCATCAAGTTATGTTGATAGTAATAATTACCCAACAAGTTTAGGTTGGGATACTGCAACAGGTATTTTAACTTTAGGTAGAAATGGATTATCTTCTTTAACTGTAGATTTAGATGGAAGATATCCTGAAAATAATGGTTCAGGTGCAACAGGTACATGGCCAATTAGTGTTACAGGAAGTTCGGGTAGTTCAAATATTTCTTTATATGTATCTTCACCTGATGGTGATAGAATTGCGGGTAATAAATTACCTAATGGTAATCCACCACGTGCTGTACAATTTGATTTTGCTGGTGCAGGATCAATTACAGGAGCTACGGGTAATTATGCAGGTGTAATGACTTATAGACCGTGGGATGGCACTAGTGCAAGTACTGGTGACTCATCTTATCAATTAGCTTTTGCTAACCAAAGTGGTGTAAATGCATCAGGTCCGGCTCAGTTATTATTAAGAAATGGTATTGATACTACATGGAATAGTTGGCAAACAATGCTTTCTTCAAGTAACTATAATTCTTATTCTCCAACTTTAACAGGTGGTAATGCAAGTGGTACTTGGGGTATTAACATAACAGGTAATGCATCTTCTGTTAATACAACTTTTGTTTCTACTAATGCTGATTATTATTTAACTTTTGTGGATTCTAATAATGGATCTCCAACATCTGAATTTCTTTATACTATAGGTTCTGTAAAAATAAATCCTTCTAATGGAAATATGACTGCAAATGGTTTTACAGGAAATATTCTTAATATAGCAGGTAACGGTTCAGGTGCGGATCCATATGGAACAGTAGCTGTTACTGAACCAGCTAGTGCTTTGAACTATAGTTATTATGGTTTAACTAGAGCAGGAAACATAGGAGCAGGATTTGGAATAACAGGAACCAATGGAGCATTAAGCCTTGGTGCAAATTCATTTTGGTTTGGTACTGCAACATCAGGTTTTGCAGGAGTAATGAGTGGCGCATGGGTAGCTTTCAATTCCTCTTCTTTTAGAACTGCAGGTTCTATTACAGCTAATGGTGTTTTACTAACAGGAAATGCAGGAACAGTTACAAGTATTGTAGCGGGTACAGGGTTAAGCGGTGGAACAATAACATCTTCAGGAACTATTGCTTTAGCTAATACAGCAGTTACTGCAGGATCTTATACTAATACTAATATTACTGTAGATGCTCAAGGTAGAATTACAGCAGCTTCAAATGGTTCTGGTGGTGGAGGTATTGGTGGATCTGGTGCAACTAATTATATTCCAGTTTTTTCAGCTGCAACAACTCTTGCAAGTAGTCAGATATATCAAAACGGTACACAAATATCAATTGGAGGAACTAGTGTAGGTGCAAAATTAGATGTACAAGGTAATGTATTTGTTAGAAATGCAGTATATTTTGGAGTATTAGCTGGATCAACAGTACCTGAATGGACTATGTCATTAAATGGTACTTCAGATTTAGTTATTGATGATACAGTAAGTACAAAAAATCTTATAGTTAGTAGTGCTGGTCATGTGTTTTTTAGTAATGCAGGTCAAGTAACAATTGGTACAACAGATGTTGGTACACCTAATTATGGACTTCTTCCACAATTAACAGTAGCAAATGCTTCTGGTGGTGTTTTAGATATAAGAAGTCTTAACACAAATGTTGTATCTGGTACATCATTGGGTAGAATACAATTTACTGGAAAAGATGATTCAACTGTTGGATATACAAGTGCAGCTATTGAAGCTATTTCAGCAGGTAGTACTAGTAGTGGTTCAAATGGTGGTGGTATATTAAAACTAATGACTTCTTCTACAGGTTATGGTACAAACCCTTTACCTAGAATGTGGATTGATAATAATGGTTATATTACCATTGGTGCAAGTAATACATCATCCTATCCATTAAGAATTACTACACAAGTAGGTAGTATATCTATTTATGCTGATTATGATATTGTAGCATACTCAGATCAATCTGTAAAAGAAAATATTAGACCAATTGAAAATGTAATTGAAAGAGTACAAAAATCAAGAGGTGTATTGTATGATAGAACTGATAGTGGAAGTAAAGATAATATTGGATTTATTGCACAAGAATTAGAAGTTGCTTTTCCTGAATTAGTTGTTACTAATCAAGATGGAACTAAAGCCGTTAAATATCAAAATGCTGTAGCTGTAATGTTTGAAGCTATCAAAGAACAGCAAAAACAAATAGATGAGCTAAAAGAATTAATAACTAAATTAATAAAATAATATGAACACATATACTTGGTTTATTGCATCATTAGATTGCAAAATAAATGAAGACAACTTACAAGATGTTGTATACAAAGTAAATTGGAAATACAGTGCTGTTAATGAAGATGGGGTAATGGCTTTAACTTATGGTGGTTTACTTGTAGCACTACCAAGTTTAGAAGATTTTACACCTTATGATCAATTAACTAAAGAACAAATAATTAGTTGGTTAGAGGCTGGTTTAGATGTTCCAGCATTAACTGCTGATTTGGATAATCAAATAAACTTGATTGTAAATCCTGTAGACGTTACACCACCTTTACCATTTGAAAATTAATATAAAACATGGCATTACCAACTAGCGGACCATTAAGTCTTTCAATGATAGGTGCTGAATTAGGTGTAGGTACACCTTTTTCATTACGTAACATGTCAAGTAATGCCGGATTTAATACACCAGATAGTGTATCTGATTTTTATGGTTATGGTCCTTCTTGTCCACCATATGGAACATTTTTATATTCATCATGTAATGGATGTGAAGAGATTTATCATTATGCTAATGGTAGTTGTGGAGAGTATACGGAAATTGTTAATTATAACTCACCTAATTGTGGTTGCGGATCAAACTTAACTTTGTTCTTTAGAAATAATGAAACTAATAGAGAATTAAAAACATGTGGTATTGAATGTTGTATACCAGCATGGCATACTGGTTTTGACCCTTTACCTACATTTGGAGATACAGTATATAATGATGCTGCAGGTACAGATCCTTTACAACCTTTTGTTGGTGGTTTTTATGGTATGTCAAATATAGAATGTGGAGCGGCAGAAAATTGGTTTTTCTTAGATGGAAAAAATCCTGGTGTAGTAACTGATTTAGGTAATTGCTTTTTTTAATAAAATAATAAAATTATGAGAAAATCAACTGTTAAGAAAACTTCTGTAAAAAAAGAAGTGTTAGAAAAGAAACCTGTTGTTAAAACTCCCGTTAAGAAAGTTAAAACAATAAGTAAGATTGTGAAACCTGTATTTATAGAGGAACCAATTATTGAGATTAATTATAGCTGGGATATTGAAAGTATTGAAATCAATAACCTAACTAATGTTATTTCTCAAATAACCTATGAATTTACAGGTGCTCTTATTGATCAAACACATAGTGTAAGTGGTACAGTACTAATATCTAAAACTCCAGATACTCCTAATAAAGTAGAAACAAGTGACTATAACACTTTAACAAAACAAGATATTATAGATTATATTATAAGCAAAGTATCTCAAAGACATATTGATGTAATGAAAAATATGGTTATTCAAAATTTTAATGGAAATAAAATAATTGATAAATCATTTTGGAAATAGTAAATAAGTTATATATTTGTAAAACAATTTAAAAAACCAATAAAAATGGCAAAGACAAAATTACCACAAGCAGAAAATACTGAAGTAATTAAGCTTACAGTAGAAGAACTAGAAAACCTAGTTGATGTTCAGCAAAGAATTAACAATGTTACTTTAAACTTAGGTAATGCTGAATTAGCAAAACAATCTATGATTGCTCATTACTCTCAAGTAAAAGCAGAATGGGATGTTATTGCAAAATCATTGGAAGATAAGTATGGTCAAGTAAATGTAAATTTAGCTGACGGAACTATTTCTCCAATTGATCCTTCTGCTAATCCATTAGGATAAGTCCTATATACATAAATATTTTATAAAAAATTTTATAACTGAACTTTTCTTGTTTGGTTATAAAATTTTTTGTATATTATAATTGTATAGAGCACAACAAACTATTACATTATAGTAAAAAAAATATTTATGATACCAACAAATTCAAGCAATACTACAAACGGCTGTGATAGCATTTCATCCAATTGTGTCATTTGGCAGGGTCCAGATATCAGTTGTATAAATCTTTGTAATGGAGATACAATTAGTGATGTAACTGCTAAGTTAGCTGAACTGGTATGTTCATTAATTGAGGAAGGTGTAACCGCTAATCCTAATTTAACTGGATTAGACATGACTTGTCTTAATATACCAGGTACTACACCTACTACGTTAGTTCCTGTTTTACAGGAAATGATTAATGCAATATGTGCAGATAATGGACCATCAGATCCTAGTGCAACATACATTAAACAGAATCTTCCCGTAATGACTTTACCTGCATGTTTGGTTTATAATGACCCATCAGGAAATCCAGTTACACAATTACGTTTAGATGACTTTACTCTTTTAATAGCAAATAAAGTTTGTGATATACTTGTTGCAATAGTTTATATTGAAACAACATTAACTAATTATAATACTAGAATATCAGTACTAGAAGCATGTGTATTACCATGTTCAGGTGCTGCAGCAGAAACACAAGTTGTTCCAACATGTATAATTAATGTTGGTCAATTAACAGATGTGTCTGTTTTACTACTTGCTTTAGAAGCAAGATTTTGCGCTTTAGAAACAGCAGTAGGTTTACCTGCTGCAATTAATGCTGCTATTAGTCAAGGTTCTTGCATATTATCAACTACAACTACATTAGCTGATCCTTCAGTATCATATGGTTCAATACCAGGATGGAATAATACTCCAATAAATTTAGCACAAAGCACACAAAATATATGGGCTGTGTTATGTGATATGTATGAAGCTGTTTCAAGTATTCAAACTAACTGCTGTCCTTCAGGTTGTGAAAACGTAACCTTTGGATATAATACATCAAATGTATTAAGTGGTGAAGGTACTATAGCAGGTCTTAATTTTAATTTTCAAAATACAACAGGAAATGGTTCTGTTATACCTGCAACATTTAATGATTGTGCTGGTAGTACAATTATTACTATTACAGATAGTTTAAACGTTTCAGTAACAAGTACCGTAAGTGTTTCATCTTTACAAAATTCAGCATCAGGAGTTACTATATCTTTACCAGGTTTAAATACATATGGTGGATTAACTACAAGTGTTGCCTTCTGTGTTACAGATGGCAGAGATACTTGTAATGATACAATAGTTAAATCAGTTGACGGAGTTATACCATGCCCATTACCAGTGATAAGTTCAATTACAACTACAGGAGCTACAGTTACATTTTCAAATATGTTGGGTGTAACACCAGTTTATATTATAGATATTCTTAATACAACAACAAGTGTTGTTGCGGGTACATTTACACAAAATTCTCCTGGACCTACAGTTACACATGCCTTTACAGGTTTAGTTGCAGGTACAAATTATACTACTAGAATAACTATTCAAGTAGGTGGAGTAACTAAAGTATGTACAGCAACAGTAGCATTTGATACAGAAACAGCAGCTGCTCCATGTAGTAATGGATTAGATGTTGTATTTTTAGTAGACTTTACAGGTAGTATGAGTGGAACAATTGATACAATCAAAGCCGGTATACCATCTACAATAACTACAATACAATCAGCATCTGGAGCTAATGATTATAGATTAGCTTTAGTTTTAGCAGATGAAGGTTATGATGCTACACCTACGTATCTTACTTCAAATGATTATGTAGCATTACCTGCTGATCAAAGAGTTATAAATACAGGGGCTAGTAGATGGCAATATATTACTGCAGTAGAGAAATTTGCAACAAATAATAATACATCATTTACAGCTCAATTAAATAAAATTGATAATGGTCCAGATGCTGCCGGTGGACCTGCTCCTGTATATTGGCCATTAGGTGAAGGTGGTGGTACACCAGAACCTACAGATATGGCAATTGGATTTGTTGTAGAATCATTACAATTTGCTGGAGCATTTAGAGCTAATGTTGCAAGATATTTATTGATTTACACAGATGTTTTACCTAGTGGAGATGATGATAACTTTACGGCTACTGATATAACAAGATTAAACTCTTTAGCTCAAACTTGTTTATTAGAAGGTATCAAATGTTTTGTATTAGGTGCAGGTGTTAATGCTACTTATACAGTTTCTGCTGGAAATGTGGTTTATCCTTGGAGAACATTTGCAACAACAACTAATGGTGCATGGAATGCATCTTATTCAACAGCAACTGTAAATTCATTAATTACTAATGGTTGTGCTCAACCTTAATAAAATATAAAGATGGCATGTAATTGTTCAAAATGTAGTAGTAAATGTGGTTGTGCTGATACAGCATTAACAAACCCATGTACATATACTGACTGTAGTGTTGGTAGTGAAAGATGTGATGATGTACAATGTGCAGAATGTGTTAGCTATTGTGGAACTTCTTTTCAAATAGGTAACCCAGGATCATTATTGCAAATATCTAAAGGTGAAAGACTTGATTCTATTATACAAAAATTTGCTATGATATTATCAAATGGTTTGGGTGCATGTACTTCTAATGATGTACAACATGATCCATTCAATGTATATGCAGGTATTATCACAAGCAGTACAGCATCAGTATTATGGAATGGTACTTGGAGCGGAAGCACCGGAGTTAACATTTATTATAATACACAGATTGCTCCTGGTGCATGGATTTTAGCTAATCCAACACCTATAGTAACAACAATATTTAATTATACAATAACAAACCTTTTAGCTAGTACAGCATATAAAGTAAAAGTGGTTGATGCTGGTAATTCAGGATCATGTGAGCCAATAGAAATTTTATTTTCTACACTAGCAGTATAAGATTAAAAAAACAACAAGAGTGATAGTTTGTTGGTTTTCTGTCACAGGAGTTGAAAGAGGCTGGGGTAACTCAGTCTCTTTTTTTTTTAAATAAACCTCTAATATTATAAAAAAAATTTTACATTTACATAATTAATTTTAAAAAAGATTCTATGAGTTATTTAAAAAATAAAATACTTGAGTCATTAAAATGGAAAAAATCACCAGCTTATTGCGCGTCAAGATTAGGTATATCAGAAGAAGAATACATAAAAGTTAAAGGTCAAATTCTAAATAAATTTAAAAAAGTTAATACAAAACAGGATTCAAAGATAACAGAATCAGTAGATTTAGAAAAAGGTCAATCAACAATTTCAGGTTCTTTTACCTATGAACCAAAAACTGCAGAAGAGATAATTAAACTTTTGAAAATTGATACAAAAGTTTGGAAGCTATCACAATATTGGAATAAACAAATGGGAGACCATTGGAGAGTTTCAGCTTTAATATCTAAAATTAAAGAAAATACAAAGGAAGATTTACTATTACATTTGTTAAACAATTGGAAACCAAAGGTTTACAAAATACCTACTACAAATAAATTCTATAGTTCTGATAAAGAAGATGTATGTGGAATAATATCTTTACAAGACATACATTTTGGAAAACAAGGAAATGAAACTATTGATAAAGATTTTGAAGATACCATTAAAAACTTATTAGCTAAAGGTTCTGCCTCACATAATATTAAAGTATTATATTTTGTTGTTGGAGGAGACTTAATCAATATGGATACTTTTGCTGGCACAACAACAAGTGGAACGCCTGTTGATAATTGTATGTCTGCAACAGATGCTTACATGCAAGCCTTTGATGCAATGCATTGGGCTATAGGTTATATCAAACAATACTGTGAAAAACTTGTAGTTGTGTATGTACCCGGTAATCATGATAGATTATCCTCACACCATTTGGTACATGCCTTATCTAAATCTATTTATAATGAAGGAGATATAGTATGGGATATAAAGTATGAAGAAAGAAAAGTGCATGTATGGCATAATAACTTTAATGCATTTGAACACGGTGATAAAACCAGTAAGAACAATCCATTAATATATGCATCAGAATATCCAAAAGAATGGGGTGTTACTACAAATAGAACTTTGTATAAGGGTCATATCCATACTGATAGAAAAGTGGAATATATGACATCTAATGAGACAGCAGGATTTATAGAAAAGACACTTCCTAGTTTAGGAAAAACAGATTACTATCATTATAGTAATAAGTATGTTGGCAACAGAAGATCAGGAAAACTTGAACTACAGGATCCACTTTTAGGGAATATATGTGAATTAACTCATCAATCAATATAAAGAGGCAACTTAAATTTCATTAAGTGGTCTTTTTTTTGTAAATTATAAATATAACCATATGATTAATAATTTTAAAAAACCAGATTTAAAAGCAGCAAGATACAGAGAAAAAAGATTGGGCATATTAAATGAGGAAACAATAAAAGAGTTTAAAGAAAAAAAACCTTTATATTCTAGTATAGATAATGATAAATTAAAAAAGATAATAAAGCTTTATAATATAAATTTATGGCAAGCAGTAATAAAAAATAGAGATGGTGTAGAATTACCTGATTCATTAGGATACTTGTTTATTGGAACATGTCCTTCTTCTAAAACGGTAAATACAAATTATGCATTATCTCAACAATATGGTAAAGTCTTGCAAAACAAAAATTGGGAAACTGATGGTAATTTAGGAAAGATATTTTATACCAACTGGTCAACAAAGTATAGATTTAAAAATAGAGAGTTATGGGGATTTGTAGCATGCAGAGAATTTAAAAGAGCAGTAGCTAAAACTTATCCTGAGAATTGGACTAAGTATGTGGTTATGAAAAACAAATATAGAGTTGCTCATTTATATGATGTAAATACAGAAGAAACCAAAAAAGAATTAGAATTTTATAATGAATTTGAAACATAAAGAAAATGTCACAGATAATAATAGGAGAGGCAATATCAAGAATAAGAGGACAGGTTAAAGCTGAAGTCCAAGATTCTTTTGTAACAGACAGATACATCTACAGTTTAATAGAAAAGTTTGCTCAAGTTTTAATGAGAAGACAAGACTCATTAAATAAATTGATGAAATTTAATTCAGTATGGAAAGCACTTCCATATGTAGAATTAATTGATGTTGATAAAGTAGAAGCAGGCTGTTCTGGAATAACTAGTGGATGTACAATCAAACGTACAAAACTAAGATTACCTTCTATGATTGAAGGTTATTGGGGTCCACTTATACGTACTGTAACTTCAATAGATGGTTCACAAGAACTTCAAGCAACATATCCTGGAACATATACATCCATGACTAAAACAACATCTTTTAAATACAACAGAACAAAATATTTTTGGTGGTTGGATGGATATATTTATTCACCTAATATTGAATGGGATGCCATTAAAGTTGAAGGTGTATATAATGATGATATTACAAAATGGAATTGTGATGAAAAAGATGATTGTACTCCTAGATATAAACAACCAATGTATATACCTGAAGCAATGTTTGCAGAAATTGAATCTCAAATCATAAATATTATGATGAATACAATGAAGGTACCAAGTGAAGATTCTGATAATAAACAAAACATAAATAGATAATGAGCGTATCACATAAATATAGAACATTCAGTCAATTATATGAAGATGTTGCGGTTGACTTTACAACCTATTCATTAGAAGGAATGATTGAACCACAGCAATTAATTAAAGTTGCTACTAGAATTAATTATGAACTTGGTTTAAAAATACATAGAACTAAAGAAACTATAATTGATGTAGAGCATGGTAGAGCTCAATTACCTAGAGATTTTGCATATATTAATTATGCATTTCTTTGTGGTGAATATCATGTTAATGCAACAATGCCTTCTGGTACACATGTTGAAACATTCAATGATGTACCTTATGTACCAGCACCTGGAGAAGTTGCAGCATGTAGTACAGGAGAAGGGTGTGCTGATGTATGTGTAGTTAAAACATGTGAAGATAAAAATAGCTATCAGTTAGTTCAAAGGATTTCTCCAAATCAATATAGAACTTATAGTACTTGGACTGAATTAAAAATTCAAGATATAAATCAGAAGAGTTGTTTTTGTCCTGATTTGGCAGCACAAGCTCCAGACATTGCACAAATAGTTGATGGTTTTTTAATTACTAATTTTACTAGTGGTAGAGTTTATATAAGTTATCAAGGAGCCATGGAATCACCTGATGGAGATTTATTAGTTCTTGATCAACCTCTTTGTAATGAGTATTATGAATATGCATTGAAACAAAGAATATTAGAGAATATGATTTGGCAAGGTGAACAAATGTCTCCTCAATTGCAATTGGTTGAAGCACGTTTAAGACCTGCAAGAAATAATGCATTGTCATTTGTAAATACACCAGATTTTGCTGAAATGCAAAAAGTCTTTGTTATGAATAGAAGAGCTCAATATCATAATTATTATAATATGTTCATGAGTCATGCTCCTTATAATCCAAGACTTCATAAAGGAATTAATACATCCAGTAGTATTAACAATCCTACACATTAATAAAAGAATTAAATAACTATGGCACAGCAAAATGAAAATCCAGGAACATCTTCTGTAAATACTAATTCATTCATAAAAGGAATGAATAAAGATATTACGCAGTCAATGGAACCAAAAGAAAGTTGGTGGCATGCGCGTAATGCTGCAAATAATTCTACTGATGGAGATCTAGGTGTAATTGGTAATGAACCATCTAATTTACAATGTGGTGTAATTCCTTATACAATTATTGGAGCTATACATAGATATGGTGATCAATGGGTTGTATTTTCTACAGATGATGTAAATTCAGAAATTGGAAGATTTGATGATAGCCAATGTAAGTATGAAGTTATTGTAAATGATCCTTGCTTAAACTTTAATAGAAAGTATTTAATAACTGGTGCAGCAAAAGAAAATTTTGATTGTACATGGCAAACATATTGGGATGATGGAAACAATCCATCCCGTTCATTAAACATTGATAAGGTACCGTGGATTCAAACTGTAACATCTGCAGTTGGTGATCCATGTATTACATATGCTGATACAACACAATTAAATTGTGAAAAGATAAGATTAGCTCCTTTACTTGATACTCCTTGTGTTGATTTAAGTAAATCAATAGATGGTGGTATGTTACAAAATGGTGCTTATCAAGCATTTATTGCATATACTGAAAATGAGCAAAAGGTTACTGATTATATTGGTGTATCTAACATTCAAACATTATGGTCACATGCCGGTACAGGAGGATCATTAAATGTTAAAGTTACTAATTTAGATAAAGATTTTGATTATTATGAATTGGTTTTACTTGTAAGAAATCAAGGTCAAGTATATGCAAAACGCATAGGTCTTTATAGTACGCAACAGGAAGATATAAACATTGACTATATTGATGATGCTCTAGTAGCTATAAGTTTAAAAACTATACCTCAAAGAAGTCCTGCTTATGAAAAATCAAATGCAATGTATGTTGTAAATGATTGGTTAATTAGACAAGGACCTGTTAGTCAATTTGATTTTAATTATCAACCAATAGCAAATGATATTAAAGTTAACTGGGTAGCAAATCAAATAGATTCTACTTATTATCATTTAGGTGGTAATAAAATGGGTTTCATGAGAGATGAGCAATATGCTTTTTTTATTAGATGGATTTATAACACAGGAGAAAGATCTTCTTCATATCATATACCAGGAAGAGCTCCTGAGCCATTTACAACCCCTTCAGGGACTTATTTAGAAAATGATGTTATCTATGGTGATAATGTATTAGATGTTGCAGGAGATCCTTTATTTAAGGTTTATAATACAGGAAACATTACAGCTCAGAATTTAACTGAAGTGCAAGCAGATGGATCATTAGTTATTGCTAGAGGTAAAATGGGATATTGGGAATCAACAGAAAGATATCCTGCTAATAGACCTGATATTTGGGGAGACCTTTGTGGTAAACCAATTAGACACCATAAGTTTCCTACTGAAGAAGTAGGGGGTGCAAATTCACCTTTGCATATAAGTACAACACAAGGAGATTTAATTAATATTCTTGGTGTTGAATTTACTAATATTGGTAGACCAAAAAATAATGATGGAACATATATAACAAATATAGTTGGTTATGAAATATTAAGAGGAACTAGAGCTGGTGCCAAATCTATTTTAGCAAAAGGATTGTTTAGAAATATGCGTAAGTATACTATTCCTAATGCTGAAAATTTAATTGGTGGTTCTGTTCAAGGTTTATATCCAAACTATCCATACAATGATTTAAGACCTGATGTTTACTTTCATGATGGTAATGCAAACTCTATTCATAGAACTGAAGGTTGTGATAATTATAGTATATCAATTGGTAGTTATAGACCTTTAGGTTCTGCTCCTGCAATAGCAGGTGAACCTTCAGGTTATTCTAGAAATGTATTTACGTTTTCTTCACCAGATTTAATGTTTACTAAACCTTTTTTAAATGCTTATGAGACAAGACTTTATGGACAAGTAAGTGGTAATTCAAGTGGTTATTTTAAAGCATCTGAAGATCATCCTCAATTTAAATTACTAAGAAATGGTGCAGCTATTATAGCTTCTATTATTGGTGTGGGATATGCTATACATAAAATGTTAGGTACAAGAACTAAAACTGTAGATGGTGCTAAAGCAAATATGACTTCTGCAAGTGCAACTGGTGCATGGCTTGGAAAATCTTCAGGTTATTTAAATTCACCGGGTGTAGCACAAGCAGCTTATTCAGTTGCTGTTGCTGCTGCTGCAAATGTAGGTACTGTTGGTCAAATAGCTTTAAATACATTATTAAATAATGCTGCAGGTTTAGCAGATCTTTATGTTGGTGGTGCTGCAACATATGCATTAGATATGGCAAATGCTGTTATTCAAACCAATGCTGGTAATGCACCTGGTATGTTAGGTGGTACAATAAATAATGCACAATCAAATGATTCATCAGAATCATCTTTACCTTTAATTGTAAGAGCTTTTGTTTCTTTTACAATGTCTAGAACTAATATAGCAATTGGTGGAAATGAAATATTAGAATTGATTTATAACTTAATTAATAAATCTGATTTTGCATTTAAATATAATTCTTATGGATTTTTTAATTCATTTACTAAAATTAATACAGGGTTATTTAGAATCAAGAATACAGATTCAAATTACTTAGGTCAATCATTTCAATCATTTGATAATGGAAGTTATAAAATTAATAATTTATTTAGACCATCTACCGTAGCTGTTTCATTAGATAAACCTATAACAGAACCTACTGTAATTGATGTGTCTAGATTTACCATAGGGGGTGATGTAAATGCTAATGGTACAGTTAATGTTTATAGTGATGATTATTTAACTAATCCATCAACAAAACAAAAAAGAACTATATCTGCTTACTATGGTGCACTTAAGTTTAATTTTGATAATCAGTATGGTCAATTAGATGGTATTAAGCAAATTCAAATGAGAGGTTGCGTAGAATATTTAGATCCAACTAAACCAATGGCATTTAAGTATTCTAGTTCAGCTATATTTAATGGTGATATATTTATTACTAGATATACTGAAAAAGTTATCATGCCTATATTTGCACAATACTTATTAGGTCAACCAGATGAATTTACATATGATTATTCTCAGCATGTCAATATACCTTATCCAAGATTTTGGTTAAATTCTCAAAAATTTGATATGAGTACTTTGGCTGGGGAAATTGCTAGTTTAAGTCTTACAAGTTCTAGTCAATTAGATGCTGTTTTTCCTAGTGATTTGTTTTATTTAGATAGAGGATCAAATAGTTGTGCTACTGGTTTAAGTGCAATCTTTGGTGCTAGTGGTGATCCTAATCCTAAATTTGCCATGAGATATGCTTATATGTATACGCATGTTAATGGTATATTAGATTTCTTTGTTGAGTCTGAAGTTAACTTAGCTAATAGAGATTGGGAAGATAGAGCTGATGCAAGAATATATGATGTATATGGTTATAATGATATTGATGAATTGTTCCATGCTCAAATAGAAAAGAAAGATAACTTTTATAAATATGATGAATCATTAAGTCCATCTAAGTTTGTAACTCAGTTGAGTAGTTTTGGTGAAATACAACCAAGATACTATGATCCGTATGTTGCAGAAAATTGTTATGTCAGTTATCCAAAAAGATTAATCTATTCATTACAAGCTCAAGAAGAATCTAAAAAAGATTTTTGGAGAGTATTCTTACCATTAAACTATAAGGATTTTATAAATGAAGTGAGTGTTATAAAACCAATTAATAAAAGCGGTGCTATTATATTCTTTCCTTATTTATCTCCTCAGATGTTTCAAGGTTTAGATACTTTGCAAACACAACTAGATACTAAACTTACTATTGGTGATGGAGGATTGTTTAGTCAACCATTTCAAAATATTGTTAACTCAGACATATCAAATGAATATGGTTCATGTGAAAGTTTGAGAAGTGTTATGAATACACCTGTAGGTTTATTTTTTATATCTCAAGCTCAAGGGAAAATATTTCATTTTACTGGTCAAACACTAGATCCAATATCTAATGCAGGAATGAAATGGTGGTTTAATAAATATTTACCATCTCAACTTGTTAAACAGTTTCCTCAATTAGAAGATTCACCATTATCAGATAATCCTGTAGTTGGTGTTGGTTGTCAAACAATCTATGATCCTAATGATGATGTAGTTTACTTTATGAAAAAAGATTACAGAGTAAAAGCTCAGTATATTGCAAATGTAACATATAGTGAAAAAAGAGGCTTTGCATTATTAGAGAGCCCTATTACATTAGGTGATCCAGTGTATTTTGATGATTGTTCTTGGACTGTAAGTTATGATCCTAAAGCTAAAGCTTGGATATCATTCCATGACTGGCATCCGGAATTTGCATTGCCAAGTATTAACCATTTCTTTACTACTAAGACTATGGCTACTACTATACCGCAATGCCCTCCGGGATATAATTTTAATTCTACTAATGGATTATGTGAAAGATCTATTAATATTAATGAACCTGCTTTTGTTACAGTAGATCAAATTAACTCTGTTGTTAATGGTGGACCAGTTAATTGTTTAATAGATATTGTTATTGCAATGGATACATCTGGATCAACTAATTCAGGAGGACGCAGACAAGCACAATTAGCATGGTTAAATGCATTTTTAAGTGATTCTAATATAACAACACCAATGGCTGCAGGTACAATGCAGATAGGTTTTACTTCATGGAGTGGTAATAATATAAATTATAATATACCAAATCCTGCAGGGGGTACTTGGTCTATGAGTAATACTGTTACTCCAGCTCAAGCTGCTGCATGGTATAATGGTAACTGGATTGGTGGTGGTACAAATGTTTCTTTAGGAATGACTTCTGGTCAAACATTGTTAAATAATAAAGCAGCTAGTCAATTAGGTAATAGAAGTACACAACCATTTTTTAGACAAATAATAATATTAGTTACAGATACAACAAGTGATCCGGGAAATATAGGTTGTCCATTTCAAGGTACTGGTGTTTCACCAAGTGCAAGTGGTCCAACAAACCAAAGAGTATATGCATTATTTTGTGGTGCAAATACTGCTATACCAAGTGGTAATGTATTAGGTAATATATCTTGTACGCCAGGTCCTGTAAATGTTGATGGATTCCAATTTGGAATTAATGCGGCTGTGCCTGCAACATTTGCTGCTGTAGCAACAGCTATTGCAGGATCTGTTTGTTCAGTTCCATTTGTTTGTACTTGTGCTCCAGGTTATACAAAAGTATTTTTTAATACAGCAACAAGTCTTTATACATCACCAACAGGTACATGTAATAACATTACTCCACCTGTATGTAGAAAAGTAAGTTGCGCATGTCCAACATCTCCTCCAGGAAGTGTTACAACAACAACAGGAAATTGTGATGATGTTTATTTACTAGGAGATCCAACATATGTAAATCCAAATCCTCAAATTTGTAATTTTTATAAATATGAGTCTACACCAGCTAATTACAAAGTTGGTTCATTTTGGAGACATAATGTTAGATGTGATAGTTTTGCTAATTTCTATGGTGTTGATTATCCTTGGGAAGTAGAATTAGTTTCTAATACTGGACAGATGGTTAATACTGTTAGAAGTATGGAATATCAATTAGAGACTTATGTATACAAAGGTGATATGGGTTATGCTTGTAATGATGATAGATGGGAAGATTTAAACTTTAACTTTGACCAATCTATTATTTATAATAATGAGCAAGTGTCTGGGTTATTACAATTGACTCCAACACCATATAACAATCCTATCTTAGAGTTAAGTTATCCAATAGTCAATTTGAATAACATAAACATATTATGTTCTAAAGTTGAACAGAAGTATAGGTTCAATCAGTTTTATGATATCACTAATGATAGAGGTGAATTTACAAACGTTGAACAATCAATATGGGATACTCAACCTAATGGATACATTAAAGTTTTAAATACTACAAATTTAAATTATAATAAGGCTCCGTTACAACATAAAAAGTTTAGACATTATTATAACAATGTTATTTTAAGAAGAGTTAAATCAGAAAATAGAAAGATGTTATTGAGATTGAATAACACTAAATTACTTTTATCAATGAGATAATGGAGAAAAAGATACAACATACAGAACGTAGAGGATTACCGGGTGGCCCAAATGAAATGTTTAGTTATACTACAGGAGTATTCTCTACAGAAGGATTTAGAATGGATAGCCCAGATGTAAATAATTATCAAAACATTATTCCATCTGGTTCTATTACTATGAAAGAAAAAGATGGTAGCCCTTTGAGAAAGGGACCAATCCACGGTGTAGATAACTTAGGTAATGAGCAAGTAATGTATCCAGGATATGATTATGAATTTCCAGGTACAGAAGTAACAGAAACATTAATAGCCAAAATGGGAGGTGCTCTATTAGATAAAACTATTGAGTGTGGTAACTGCGGTTGGAAATGGAAAGCTGCTGATGGTGGATCTGATGTTATGGATTGTCATAAGTGTGGTGGTAAAGGTTTAATGAAAGCTCAGAAAGGGAAAGAAACAAAATGGTTAGGTAATACATTAACTCCTGAAGGATGGGTAACATCTACAACTAAAGGTGGAAACTATATTTCTTTTACAGGTAACCAAAGATCAGATGAGTGGATCAATAAACAAATTGATACTGGTAAGTTTGGTTTTGATCCTAAAACAAATGCTACATTTCCTTTAAAGAAACCTGTAAAGGGATTGAGTAAAGAAGATCAGTTCATGGCAACTAAACAGTATCATGATTTAAGAGCACCTGAAGGATTTACAAGTGAATCTCAACAAGCACAAATTGAAAAGTTACCTGAATGGCAACAGGATATGCTTAATGCAGAGAACACAAAGCGTAGAAAAAGAGTGGTTTATAATAACATGCAAGATGCTGTAAAGAATCCTTTATTCTATGCACCCGGTGCAATTGCTCTTGCTCCAATTGCTGCTGCTGGTTTAACAGCAGTAGGTACCGCAGCTGCGCCATATGTTTCAACTGCATTAGCTACTCAACTACCTGGTATGGCAACTGTTCCTGGAGCTACTGTTGGTAATGCTATTACTGCAGGATTTGCAGGACATGGTTTAACTCATATTGGACCTGATACTGCAGAAATGTATAAAAATCCATCTTGGGAAAATGCTTTTAATGTAGCAATGGACGTAGCTGAAAGTCTACCTGTACTTGGTCCTGCTACAAAAACTATTGGGGAAGGTTACAGCTCATTAAAAAATATTAATACAAGTATAGCTCCTGAGTTAAGACAAGGCTTAAAAACAGCAGGACCATCTTTTGGTTCTTCTGTAAATAAAACTGGTATTGTATCAAATAATTTAAATGATTTAACTTATGCAAAAGATTGGGCAAAAAAATATGGATATAAATTACCAGAAAATTTAGAAAGAATCGCACAATCTGATGAACTTACCAATAGAACTATAAGAGGATTAGCTGATAGACACAATACTTTTGTTAGAGGTGTAAGTACTAATTGGGATATTCTTGGTCAAAAAAATCCAGAAATAATAAAGTATCTTGAAGGTCAAGGGTTTAATCTTACAACGGAAGAAGGTTCTAAAGCAGCAGCAGAATATATGTCAACACATATACCTATGAATACGGGTTATGGTAGGTTTGGTTTAAAGGAAGGTGAGAATGCATTATATTTATCAAACTCAGTTCCAACTGCAGAAGGATATACATATGGAAATGGATATATTGTTAAAGCAAAAAGACCAACAGATTTTTCATCAGGAAATAGACAAGACTGGTTGACAACTAATGACTTTGATCCAAGTTTTGGTTTTAAAGGTTCACCTTTTGGAGAAGGTATTGTTAAAAATGATTACATAAAAAGATTTCCAACAAATGTTAGAGAAACTCTTGCTATTACAGGAGATCCTAATAAAATGACAGAATTACAAGTTGCAGTAAAAGAAAAAGAAGCTTTATATAATCAGTTAGCAGAGGACTCTTGGAGAAAACATAATAATTTAATTAGTGATTTAAAATATAGAACTGATGCAAACTACAGAAATAATATAATAAGTGATGATCCTTTTGTAAGGGATGCTCCTAACTTTTTTGATAAAATGCAGTTAAAGTATTTAGAAAATAAAAAAGATTTAACACAAAAGTATTATGATGTTTTACCTTTAAAAGATATAGCAAAAGGTGTTTATGGTGATTCTGATGTATGGAAAGCTTTTGGTAAAAATCTTTTTGGTGAATTAGATCCTTTTTCACATTATGCAATTAAAGGACAAGAAGGTGAAAAAGTTTTAGAAACTTTAAAATCAATTAAAGTAAATCCTGAAGCTTGGGAAAATACTTCACGCGCTCATATAAACAAGTATACAAATAAATTAACTAGAAGGCAAGATGGTGGTGAGAAAGAAGATACTTCTTGGACTGCATATTTAAATCCAGCAAATTGGGGTACTTCTAGATATGATGATAAATCTACATTTAAAGAAGCTTTTAGGGCAGCGCGCAATGAGGGTGATTCTGATTTCTTATGGAAAGGGGAAAGGTATTCTACTGAATTAAAAGCTGAACCAGCAAAAACATCTGCTAAACCTAAAGGAATAACTCCAGAGCTTTTAGTAAGACAAGCATATAGAGAATCTGCATTTAATCCTAAAGCAGTTTCACCTGCAGGATATAAAGGTTTGGGTCAAATTGGAGATGCTGTGATTAAAGATTATAAAAAGGCAAACAATATTAAAGGTAATGTTGATCCTTTTAATATGAAACAAAATGCAGATGTCCAAAAATATTCAATGAATGAATTATATAATTCAAGTTTTATTAATAAACCCGGTCAATCAGAAGATGTAAGATTAGCTAAAACATTAGCTTCTTATAATTGGGGCCGTGGTAATGTTATGAACTTATTGAATGATTTAAAAGAAGAAGGTGTTGACATTTATAATAATTTAGATTGGATAAGTAAATTACCCAAAGAACCAAGAGATTATATAAATGATATTTTATTACAAAAAAACACTACCTTTAACACTGATTTTTCTAAAGCATTAGGTAATCAAAAAAATAAACCAATAAAAACATTATATGGTTTTAGAGATGGTGGTGAATCAAAACCGGGACCATTAATGCAAGCATACAATAGACTACCAGCAGAAAAGAAAATGGGAGGATCTGTTGAGTATATGAAACAACAAGGTGGTGAAAATAAATATTCAGAACAAAATGGTAAAGTGGTTGTAACTACAAAAAAAGTTGATACACCAAATGGCCCAAGATATTATCAAGCTAAATCACCAGATTATAATTTTTCAAGAGAATTGGTAGATGCAAGATCAAGAACAAGAGTTGCTGATTCAATACCAAAGGCTAATTTAGATCCACGTATACTTGAATCTTTAAATAAAAAACAATTTGGTGGGCAATTAAATTCTACTAATATTACTATGTATAAAGATTACATAAAAGGTAATATTGGTAATGAAGAACTAGCAATAAAAAACTATGATAAATTAAATAGAATTTACTATAGTAAAGCAAAAGAGTTAGGAATGACTACTGCAAATTATATAATGACTTATATTGTAGGCAATTCTTAAACCTTAAAAATTAGTAAATCTATAGATTTATTTGTATATTAATAATATAATGTAGACACCGTGAAAGTAAACAAAATAAGTTTAAAGCAAGAAGGAGGACAAACTACTGAACAAGTTGAGGCACAACCACAACAAGCAGTAGATCCTGCTGTACAACAAATTTCAGATTTTATTTCTCAAGCAATAGGTCAAGGACAAAATGCTGCAGAAGTAGTTATGTCTTTGATTGAACAACAAGTTGATCAACAGACTATTGGTCAAGCTCTAATGATGAATGGTTTTGAGGAAAATGATATTATGTCATTGTTTGAACAAATGAGTGAAGGTCAACAACCAGAAGAACAAGTTGGTGGTGAACCAATGCCTGTTGATCAATTAGATCAAACCTCACAACAATTAACTGAAGATGAGAGTATGCATTCTGATGATATGTCAGAAGAAGAAACTCAAGAACCAGGAATGTCTATGGGTAAATCAGGTATAGAAATTAAACCTGAGAATGAAGGTAAGTTTACTAGATGGGCTGAAGCACGGGGTATGTCTGTACAAGAAGCTGCAAGTAAGGTTATGGCTAATACTGATGAATATCCTACATCTGTAGTTAAGATGGCAAACTTTGCTAAAAATGCTGCTGGTTGGAAAAAAGAAGATGGTGGTGAGAAATATGATATGGGTGGCACTCCTCAAGGTAAAGTAGGGGCAGTCAATAATGCTTATGTAAAAAAACAAACCAATTGGCAAAGAGCTCCTTTGTATATTAATCCAATGGAATTTGAATATACCAATGATAATTTTAGTTTGGGTAAAGCAGCTGCTGTAGCTTATGGTGGTTATAAAGAATTTTTAAGTGGTGATGATGCTGATAAAGATGGTGTTAAAGATGGTTTCTTTAGAGATGGTTCTAAGAAAGCAGGAATAAGAGATGCAACTAAAGGTGATTATTATAATTACAAAATAACTCAAGATGTAAATGACCCAAATAAATACATGGCTGATAATACAGATCTATACAATACTGCAAAAGGTAAAGGTAACTTAAGAACTGTTGATCAATATGGTAAAGATGTAGCGGCAAACTCTAGATTTAATTATGATACTGCTTCAAATGATTATAATTTTATTACTAGCAGTAGACCAATAGATGAAAGAGTTTATAATTCAGATGCTCAAAAAAATGCAATAGCTGGTCAAGATTATAATTACTTAAGTAATATGGATAAAGATACTAAGGCTATGATAATGGATACTAAGGATGATCCTACGGGAACCAGACTTGGTATTGATAGATATGGTCAAGCTTCATCTTATAGACCTGGTGCTGATAATCCTTATGAATATGATACTTATATGGGTAATAATAAATTAGGTGTTAATCAAAATGCAATGATACCTACAGGAAATACAGGTCAACCTTTACCTGGTATGTTTAAAACTCCACCGGTAATGTCATCAATGATGGATAATAAAGTTACTGATACTCCACAAAAATCATTTAAAGATTGGTATGCTACAGGAGATGCAGTAAGAAATCAAGGTAAAAATGAAGAACAACTTAAATCTGAATATGACGCTTATCTTAAACAAGGATTTAAATACGGTGGTGACTTAGATAAAGCTCAATTTGGACTTCCTCCAAATTTTAATTTCAATGATCCTTTTGGTATGAATGATCCAAGATTTGGACAGACTGCTAATTATGCTGATACAGCAGGATATACTAAACAACCAGATGTAACTACATTTAGTACTCCAGTACAACCGGCTGTTCCCGCTGCACCTGCATTTCAACAGCCAACTGTTGACATAACAAATAAAGCTGAAGGTAACTTAAATAGATTTATGGATAGTCCTGGTGTACAAGGTTATGCAAAATTGTCTAACTTTGCAGTCAAAGGTGCAGATGTTGTTAATGATTGGTTTAGAGATAAGAACATTAATCAAGCAAGAGAAGATAACTTTAATAAGTTAGGCGCAGATTATCAATATGCTACTGCTGAAGATCCTTTTAACAAAAGAGGAATGTGGGATGTTAATACTGGTACGGCTGGTAGTGAAGGTGATAGAACAACCGGTTTATATATGAGCAAATATGGTGGTGAAAACAATACCATAAATGTTGATTCAAATTTATTAGCAAAATTAATTGCAGCGGGAGCTGACATTGAAATATTATAACTATGGCAAAAATTAAAATAAATAGTTTACCTGCAGGCTTCAAATTAGTTAATGGTAAAATAGAAGAAGATCAAATGATGAGAGAGGGTGGCTATGTGACTGGTGATCAAGCTGGTTATGGTTTAGTTACTTTACCTCAAGACTATTACAATAATGCTAGCATGAATACTACAAGAGATGAATCTGTTAGATACAGTTTATCTGGTGTACCTAGGGACAAAGCAAACATTGAAGCTGAAGGTGGTGAAACTGTATTAACTGATTTAAACAATGACAATCAATTTGGTTTATATAATATAAATGGACCAAGACACTCTAAAGGTGGTGTGCCAATGTTTTTACCAGAACAATCTTTTATTTATTCTGATACAGATAAAATGAGATTTAATCAAGAAGAATTAGCTGAGTATGGTATAGAAACTAAATCAAGAATGACTCCTGCACAAGTATCTAAAAAATATGATCTTAATAAGTACTATGGTGCAATGAAAGATCAATTTGCAGATGAGATAACAGCACGTAGTTCTGAAATGATGTTGAAGAAAAATATGATGGGATTATCTAAATTAGCATTTGGTCAAGAACTTAAAAAGAAATTTGAAGATGGTGTGCCATTAGCTGCTCATCCATACTTAGTTTCTATTGGAGAAGATCCAATTGAGTTTACTGCTAAAGTAGAAAACATCACTAAGAAGCAAGCTCAGATGAAAGCGTTTAATGCATTATCTCCTGAACAACAACAACAGTTATTACAATTGCAAGAGATGATGGCTCAAGTTGATGGACAACAACCTCAACAACAAGAACAATCATTTGAAGATCCTTCAATGCAAGAACAACAATTGGCTATGGCTGATGAAGATGTTATGGCTATGGGTAATGAAGGCATGGCAAGATATGGTAGAGAAATAGCAATGTATCAAGATGGTAAAGAAAAACCTGTCAACCCACTTCCTAAAGATCATCCTAAATATGCAGAAGCTCAAAAAATGATTGACTCTGGTAAATTTGAAGTTGTGAAAGGTTCTGTTGTAGACGGGAAACAAACTTATAACTTTAAAAAGATTGCAGCTGAAGATCCAAAATTTAAAGCAGAAAAAGAAGCACAATTAGCTAAAGAAAAAATTGCTGGTCAAAATCAAAAAGGTCAGGGTTCTGTATCTATTTATGGTGAAGACATTGCAGGTCAAGAAAAAGCAATAAATGAAAGTCCAATTGGTGTTTATCAATTTGGTAGATTATCACAAGGTACTAGACCTGAATTTCAAAATACTGCAGGTGGTGCATATGGTTCTGAAGATATTAAAAGTGCAGAATCAAGAGCTGATTTTGAAGCTAGATGGGGAGATGTTGCGGCAACTATTCCTGGATTTGATTATGACAAAGCACCTGATGATCCTCAATGGGCACAGTTTCAAAGAAAGGCTGAAGATACAAGAAGAAAAGAACACATTGCCGCATTTGGTGATGATAAAGAATATGTACCATATTGGAAAGAAAAAGGAACTAAAGGTTATGTTAAGGGACAAGGATTTGATAGTAAATTAGGATTGCATACTTATAATGCTCCACGTTTTAAACTTACTCCTGCTGAACCAGCTGATGCAACATTTACTGTTGATGTACCGCCAGAACCAAGACCTCCTTTGGAAATTCCTCCAGTTGAAGAATATATTGCACCTCAACCTGAATGGTGGGCACAAGATAGAAATAACTTGAATGCATTAAGTTTAGTTGATGATAATTTGTATTTACCATGGGCACCAGATGCTGGACCAGCTAAAATAGATTATGTACTAGATGATTGGAGAGGAGCTGCTAATGCAAATTCAGCAGCTGCAAATACTATGGCTCAAGCTTTAGGGGCTGTTGGTGGACCACAAGCTGTGGCTACTTCAAATATTCAAGGTCAAACAATAGATGCAAATGCACAAGCTATCAATAGAACTAATATGAATAATGTTGGTATAATGAATCAGGTAGCTCCAATGCAAGCACAATTGAATATGCAGACTGATGCAATTAATCAAGGTAGAAACATTAAAGTATATGATGATACACAAAAAACATTGCAAGCTGCTGATAATTTCCAAAATTGGAAGATAGGTAAAGAAGCTGAACTGTTTAATACTGCTCTTACTAATAGAGCTAATACCTATAATCTAAATTCAATTTATGATTACTATGCTATAGATCCTACAACAGGTGGGCCTATTGGATTTAAAGGTGGTAAAGCTTTACAAAAAGTTGGAAAAGAACCTGATAGACAAAAAATGATATTAGATTCATATGCTGAACTAAAGAAAAATTTAGGACCAGATCAAAAGGTTGATATGGATTTCTTAAAATTATATATGGGTATGAGTCCTTCAGCAACTCCTGATATAAGCAATGCTCAATTAGAAATGCAGAGAAGAGGTGCACCACAAGGTTATCCACAGACTCAGAGTAAATCAGGAAAAGAAATAAAAAGAATGATAGTACCATTCTATACAGGAAAGATGGGTGCATAAACTTTAAAAGTTTTATGATTTATCTTGTTAAACTTAATAAATTTTAGTAATTTACAATTATGGCAACATACGTACCAGGAGCAGAAACATATTTACCGGATATCAAACCATTTACACCAGACTATAAATTTTTGTCTGCTGTTCTTGATGTAAGAACGGATAAATACAATACAAATTGGAAGGCAACTAATGACCTTTACAATAAAGTTGTCTATGCAGATTTGTCTAGAAAAGATACCAAAGAACAAAGAGACCAATATATAAATCAAATAGCTCCATCTTTAGAGAAAATCTCAGGGATGGATTTATCAATGGTACAAAATGCAGACTCTGCTAAAGCAGTGTTTGCTCCATTCTTTGAAGATGATTTAATAGTTAGTGATATAATGCATACTTCTAACTATAGAAAAGAAATGGATTATGCTAATAGACTTATAGATTCTCCAGATCAAAAGCAAAGAGAAAAGTATTCTCAAGATGGTGTAAAAGGTTTACAATACCATATGGAAGACTTTATAAATGCTGACCCTAATAAAGCAATGAAGATGGGGTTACCTAAATTTGTTGAAGATGCTGATTTAATTGAATTAGCACAAGAGACTTTAGGTGCAATGAAGCCACCTTTGAAAATGAAGGTTGATCACTATGGTACAAATCCAGATGGTTCAGTAAATACTGATTGGATTATTACAGAACAAAATGGTAATCTAGTTACTGGTCCTGCATTACAATATATTCAAAAAGCTTTGCTTGATGATCCAAGAGTTGTGAGACATTATCAGAATCAAGCTTTTGTAAGAGGTAGAGATTTTGCTGCAGAAGGTATGGCCAATGGAATGTTTACAACTAAAGAAGAAGGTCAAGCAGCTTGGGCATCTGAAACAATCAATAGAATAACTCAACAAAATGAATACTATCTAAAAAAAGATATTAAAGCTTTAGCATTAGCTAAAGACGCAAATGTTAGATGGGATAATTATCAAGCTGATAATGGAATTGTTCCTGGTTCAGATGATGAGAAAGCAATGCTTGGAGAACGTTCATCTTATGAAGCAACTAAAGCTGCACTAGATGCAAAACTAAATGTTCAAAAAACATCTAGTGCACCTGTAAAAGATTTTGATGGTACATTGAATAAAGCATATAATCTTTTAATGCAGAATAACATATCTAAAGATATGCAAGCTGCTGCTCAAGCATATGGTGCCAGAGATATGGAGTATACAATGAAAGTTAATGAGTATGCTAAACAACAAAAACAATTTCAATTTGATATGGCTAAAATTGGCCAACAACATGAAAATGCAATTGAGTTAGCTAATGTTAAGGGTCAAATTGATTATGACTTAGCTAAAGCAAAAGGAGAAATTGTACCTGTTAGTCCTGTATTGACAGTTGCTCAAGCGGCTGCTGCTGCTGCAGGAACTGCTGTAAATGCTGAATATCCTGTTGATGAAGAAGGAAGACCTGATGAAAATACAAATATGTATGCTAAGTTATATACTGATTATACTGCAGCAAGAACTGAAACTGGAGACAAACAACTTAGTGTTGCTACTGGTATATTAACATTTTTACAACCTGCTGGTGAAATAGACAATGCTGGTAAACCAACTCAAAAATATACAGTTAAAGTTGCTGGTCAAAATTTTACAGGAAGTATTGAGCAAATAAAAAATAAACTTGGTACAAAAGATAAAACTGGAGCTTATACATATCAGAATGATATAGATGCTTTATATGATCAACAATCTAAAATATTGAATGATCCAAAACAAATGGCTAAGTATCCGGGTAAAGCTAAACAAAAAACGTATAATGATTTATACCAACAAGTATATTCTGATCAAGGAATTAATACGCAAGTTCAGGTGCAAAAACAAACGTTCAAAACTTTAAGTAATACTTATAAAAAGACACATGATGCTGCAGTTGCACTTGTTAAAGGTGAAGACTCAGATGTAAAAGATTTAATGGAAAATGGTGGTATGCCAGGTATATATCAAACTTTACCATCTGGGGTATCTCAACAAATGTCTAAGCCCGCATATATTAAGTATGTTGCTGAACTTGTTAAAAAAGGAAAAGTAAAGAATGTTAATTTATCTTGGACTATAGATACAGGTACCAATGATTCAAAATATTTAAAAGATGAAGAAATAACTACAACATATGGTGGTCCATATGATGCAGGTACTACAGTAAAAACTGGCAAAAAAGTTTTAGATATGGAAGCTATTGAAGCTGAAGCTGGTTTAGTATATGATAAGATCAAACAAAAAACTAATAGTGCTTTGACAGGTCATATTGATGGTAAATATGGTAAATTTGAAACAGGAACTTTTAAAGGTACATTGTATGGAAAAACCGGTGTAACTGAGATGGATATAGCCAAAGTATATAAAGCTCCTGTAGATCCCTTATCTAATACAATGGAAGGTCAAACTACTTTAGCTCAAATGATGACTCAAAAAAATATGTTAGATGGACAAGGCGGTAGTTATACAATGGTACTTGGTAATTTATCTGATAAAAAAGATACTAAATCTATAAGTAATGATGCATTAGCTCTTAAAGCATACAATGCTTATATAGCTGATATGACAACATGGTTGGGTAATCCTAAACGTAGTAATACAGCAGGTATTGCACCAAGGGGAACAATCACTTATAGTGAAACATTTGGGGCAGCAGGGGAAGGTAAAAAAACTACAGCTGGTTATACTATTGATGGATTTAATGAATGGTTATCTAGTAAAACTGCGGGTAGTGCAAAAGATGATGGCTCCGGTGAATATGGGTTATTCTCCACAAAAGAAGTAATAGCATTAAAAGATGGTATTAGTATGGTATTTGATAAAGCAAAAGATATTAATCCAAGATCTAGCCGTAATCAATATTACTCAAGAACATTATCTGCTATTGAAGCTAGTCCTGATAAATTTGTACAATATGATTATCCGGGAGTAGATGGTATGACACCTACTGCAACATATAGAATTGTTAAAACAGGAACAGATCAATATTATGCTACATACAAATATAATACTTATCAACCTGATGGAACCTATAGAACAAGTGATTGGCAACAATCTCCAATAGAAGTAGGATCTTTTAATAGTGGTGAATTAATTGATGCTCAAGTTAAAAGAATGAAAGCAAATTTTGAAAGTCAAAGGCAGTTAAACTTGGAAGATTATAATAAAAACTCTGCTACTAACGGAAAGAAAAAATAAAAAATCACTACATTTACAAAAAATAATTCAGGTACTTATACATGGAAAATCAAATTGAAAATAACAGTTTAGATCAAACAATTTTAAATAATCAAGTTACAGAAAGTGTTATCCCAAAAGATAATTCTTTCCAACCTGTAATGGATATGTTTGACACTCCAGAAAATAATGCTCTTATGAGTAGAATGGATTTGGCACAATTACAACAGCTTGATGCACTAAAACCATTGATAGATAGTACTGGAATTAGATCAAATGGAAATGCTGCTGCAAGAAGACCAACGTTGTCTTCTAATACATTTGATCCTGTTCTTCAACAAAATCCACCAAATTTAAGAGAGCCTGGTGGATTTGAAAGAATGATGGATCAAAGTTTACAATCTACTGTTCAAAACTTTAAAAAAAATATAAAACCCGGAACTGGTATAGCTTCTCCTGATTTTGCAGGAATGGTTCAAACTAATTTTAAACGTTACTATGAGCATCCTAAATTTCAAGAATTAGGATGGAAACCCTTTTCAGATAATGAAGCATACTATAATGCAAACTCTACCATCTATGATGACATGAGTAGAATGTGGGGTCAATTTGGAAGTCTAGCTGGAACTGGTTTTGTTAGTGGTTATAGATCAATTGGATCTATGTTTACAGGTGAATCCATGACAACAGATTTAAAATCTGCCAATGAATTTGAAGATGCCATGGCAATTGGTAATTCAAGTAGAGGTGGTGCAATGGCTTGGACTAATAATTTATTATTGAACTCTGCATATACGGTGGGTATTATTAGTTCTATTGCCTTAGAGGAAGTTGCTTTAGCTGCTTTAGAAGTTGTAACATTAGGTGGTGCATCTGGTTTAGTAGCGGCAAGAACTGGAGCTAATGCTGTAAGATTAGGAAGAGCTATTGGTCAAGCAACTACTGTTGGTAGAATGTATGGTGCCGGAAGAACAATGATGAATACCTTAAAAGGTATTGATGCAGCAAAAGATTTTTGGGCAGTAAGTAAAGCTGGAGCTAAAATGACAGCTGGTATTTTTGCACCTGAGACAATGGCTGCCGTTAGAAGATTAAAAACTACAGAATCAGTTGCACAAAATTTAACTAACATGGCCAAAGCATCAGAGTATGCTGGTTCATTTTATAGAGATTTAAGAGGTTTAAATTTAGCACTATCAGAAAGTAAACTTGAAGGTGGTATGGTCTATAATCAAATGGTTAAAGACGGTATGGATATTAAGTTTGCTGAAAATAATGGAAGTCCCGTTACTACAGAACAAGTTGCTGATATTCAAAACAATGCACACAAAGCTGCATTTGCAACTACAATGACAAACATGCCTGTTATATTTTTGACAAACAAATTAGTTTTAGGCAATTCATTAGGAGGGTTTAATAAATCATTGGGTAGAATATTCAATGAAGAAGCAAAAGGTGTTGGTAGTAGAATTATTAAAACTGCAAGAACAGTTGGGAAAGATGGTGTAAAAGCATTGAGCCCATTTAAAGATGCTGGTACAGGACTTAAAGGTTTAGCTACAACAATTGCTAATGCAGGAGTTAAAGGTAATCTAACAAAAGTAGGTCAAGGTTCATTGAGATATTTTGCTGCTAACTTTGGTGAAGGTATTCAAGAAATTTCTCAAGAAGCTATATCAGTAGGAACAAAGAATTATTATACAGCTCTATTAAAGGATCCAATGAGTGGTGGTCCTGAATTATTTAATGCTTCAGTTAAAGCTGGAATTGGAGAACAATTCTCTGCTCAAGGTTTTGATACATTTATGTCAGGATTTTTAATGGGTGGTGTGGTTTCCGGACCACAAAAATTATTCTTTCAAGGAGTACCTGCTCTATACCAAAGAGTTTCTAATCCTGAGAAGTATGCTGAGTATAAACAAAATAAAGAGAACTACATAAAATCTGTAGTTGATACATACAATGCTGTTTGGAATGCACAAGCTGAAGATCCAGGTGCAATTTTTGATCCTAAGAAATATAATTTTTTACAACAAAAAGCAGCAGCTCAAGGAAAGACATTAGCTTCTATAGCTAATGATCAATTTGATTTTGTTGATGAAACTGACTTTGCTAAATTTCAACAAATACATACTGTATTAACTACAGGTGGTGCTAATTTATTTGAAGATCAGTTAAAAGATTATATGAAAATGTCTGATGAAGATTTAGCTGCGGCTTTTCCTTCAAGTAAAAAAGATATTAAAAATGGAAAAATTAGAGAGCGTCTTCAGAGTTTGGTTAATCAAATTGATAGAACTGAAACTGTATATGAGCAATCAAAAGATAGATATCAAAATCCATTTATGCCAGAGTCTTTTGAAAAAGGTTCTAGACAATGGACAGAAGAAACAATAAAGAAAGTTGCATTTGAACATGCAAGATATCTTTATATGTTTACTCAAGATGGATTTACCAGAGCATTGGAAAGATCAAATAATATTTATCAAAATTTAGTATCTGAACCATTGTTTGATAAAATGGCAGCTAATGATTTAACAGTATTGTTAGATCAAAATTCTATTGACAAAGAAATACAAATGTTAACTGAAGAAGCTATTATATTATCAGGTGATCCAACTAATACTGCTAGAGTAAAAGAAAAGACAGAAAAAGTTGAAAGACTATCTGCATTCAAAAACATATTAATGAATGAAGAGAATCAAGCTAAAGATGGTTCATTTGATAAAAGAAAAATTGGTGCACTTAGAAAAGAGTTTGAAAACTATGTAAAATACATGGCTAAACAATCTGGTACATTTGTTAATAAAGAAGCTGTTGATGCTGCGTTAAAACAAATTATAGATTATAATGCATTACAGGGTAGAGCTAAAGTATATGATAAAACAATTGAGTATTTAAATGATCCTCAAAAGTTTGACCTTGTATTTCAAAGAACTGCTGAAGTATTACAAGAACAATACAAAAACAGAAAGGCAATATTTGAACAACAAGTACGTGATTATACTGATGTAATTGAGAGAAATGAATTAGCAAATCAAATTGCAAAGTTGGGATATATTCCAAACAATGTTGAAATGAAAATGTTTTTGGAAACTGGAGACAGTAAATATTTAAAAACATTTTATAATCAAAAAGGAGAACAATTAACTTCTTTTGACAAAGAAGCATTGGAAGATATTCAGGGATTATTATCTGACTATGAACAAACAAGACCTGATAAAAAAGTAGAAGAAGTTAAAACTGAAGAGGAAACAGCAGAAGAAAGCAGAGATGAAGTAGATGATATATTGGATAATGTAATTATTGATGTTGAAGTATCAGTTAAAGATTCAGTTGTGTTAGAAAACACAATGAAAAAAGCTTATGCTAAATATGCAGTTAAAGAAACTACTGCAGGAAGAAAACCTGTAACATTTGATAAGTGGGTTAATAGTGAGTCTGGTAAAAATCATAGAGCTGCTTTCATTGCAGTTAAAAAAATATGGATTAGTAATGACAAATTAATAAATCCTAATAATCCATTAACTGAAGAAGAAATCAGAACTGAAGCTGGATTAATCCCATGGTTGCAAAGTCAGGAAGGTAAAACAAATGACTTGGTAGAATCTGTTGTTAATGCATTGGGTTTAACTATTGATGATGTTACTGGTCAAACAGAATTGTTACCTAATGAAGGAGAAGCTGTAGAAGGAAACAAAAATATAACAACAGTTAAAAAAGGAAACACAGTTTCATTAGTTGAATTAAAAACTCTTGACTCAGAAGGTAATACTGTTATATCATATCAGTTAGTAGATCAATCTAAACAACCAATTGATGAGGAAACTTTAACTAGATATGGTATTCCTACCTTTGGTATATTTGCTGAAGGTGATAAAGCAAAAGCTTTGTCTATGCAAAAAACATTAGACAATGCTGCACCGGATTCAACACAATTTATTTTTGATGATGTAACTTTAAATTATGGACAGTTAGTTTATGATTTATCAGGTAAAGAGTTTATTGTATTAAGTCAACCTAAACAAGTAGGTACAGAACGTAAATTAATGTTAATAGCATCTGATGATATTAGCCCATCAATAGATGAAACAACAAATGCTTCATTTAAAATTGCACAGGGTGAATTTAAAGCATCTTTTACAGTTCAAGCTTTAGATCTTAAAGTCTTACCACAAAATGTCAGCAGACTTAATATAAATGAGCCTATTCAACCATATGCTTATAGAAACAAAGATGTTGTAACTAATCAATGGTTAGAAAGTCCTGAACAAGCAACTGCAAGATATAACTTAGTTATGTCAGTGCTAAGTCCTGAAGAACTAAGCCAACTAGAATTAGTTGTTACATTAGACCCTGAAGGTGGAGTAAACAATGGTAATTTAATTATTCCTGGTTTTAAAGAAGCAAACCCTTACATTCAAACTGTAAGAGCAAAATATTCAGTGGGAATAAGAACTTCTAATCCAGAAACTCAAGCTAAGATTGATGCTGCTATTGAAGCAAGTGGATTAAATAAAAGTAATTCCTCAAATGGTGTTTTTGGTTTTATGCAAAATACAAATTTTGTAATAACCAATTCTCAAGGTACTGTTATTAATCCTTCTACTATGACAGCAGAAGATTATAAAAATTTAATCTATGTTCCTGCAGGAATGAGTGTAAATACTGAAGAAGATTTAAAGCGTGCTCAAAATAATTTTGCTTTAAATAATTTATTAAGTTCTGCACTACCTGAGTTAATAGCAAATAATCCTGATGGAGTTATATCAATTTCAAAATTACCTAGTGGTTTATCTTTTATTTCTAAACCAGGTATAACTGTTTATGATAAAACACCTAAGTCATTAAATGATTTAGAATTTAAATCTGCTGATGAAAATGGTAATTATTTAATTTATCAATTAGAAAATAACAAAGGAGGTTCAAGAACTAAAGTTGCTATATCAAATCTTGAAGGTGAAGAAAGAAGAGAGCTTATAGATAGAGTTGAAGAAAGTTTAACTAAACAAGGAATGCTTGATAGCATTACAAGTTTAACAGATGCTTATGTAGCTGCAGTATTATTGCAAGATGGTAGTTATGCTTTAGTAAATTTAAAAGCTAAATCAATTGATTTAAATACTAAGTTTCTTGAATTATTGGATAGAGCTCAATTAACTTTATCTGAAAATCCTGAAAAAAATGTTGAGAAATTTGATAAAAGATTTAATGTTGATTACAATAAAGCTTTAAGAAGTGAATTATTTATTAGTGCTAAACCAGGATTCAGACTTTCATTACAAGTAAGTCCATGGGGTAAAATTGAATTGGAAATTTCTGATTCAAATAATAAACAAATAGGTATAGTTAGACTAAACAAAGCTGATATTTTAAATAAAGATTTATCTGTTGATCAAAAACTTAAACTTTTATTAGATCAGTTTAATGAATTACCAGCAGTGGTTGCTTCTGATGTAAATCTTACAGCTGCAAACTTTAGAGCTTCATATTCTAGAGAAGCGGGTGTTCAAGAAATAATTGAAAAAACTACAACTGAAGTAGCACCTCAAGTTTCATCAGTTAGTGCAATTCAATTATCTGCTGATTCTGGAGCTATTCAAGCTGCTAAAAATATTCCTGTAGTTACACAAGGTGTATTTACACCAACAGAAATGTTTACAGATGCGCAAGGAAATCCAATTCCTAAAGGACCTGAATTAAGAACAGCTGCTGACCCTATGCAAGATAGACGTAAGGATTTATTTCCTGATCAATCTGAATTTGCTGATGTAGTTGGTGGTAGTAATAAAAATTCTAATATATCTTCTTATAAAGAAGTTAATGGGGTTGGTATTGCTGAATACACTAATCCTGAAAATGGTCTTGTTGATGTTATAATGACAGGTAAATCTGATAATGATTATGTGGGTTATATCAGAATCTATACTAAATCTATTGTCAATGGTAATGTTGTTATTACTCCTTCAAATAGGTGGACATCCAAAATGGAAAACAAATCAGGTGATAAGGCTTCATTTAAAAGTATGATGACTGAGGTTCAAAAACTATTACCTGCTGGTCATGAATATACAGAGAAAACAAATATATCTTTAGATGGTCTAAGAGTTTATGCAAATAATCTAAAAAGAGATTATGAGGTTCTTACGGTTAATGGTAATCCAGTAACTAATAATGTTGAATTAAATAAAGCAACATTAGAGAAACTTAAAAATGCAAAAACAGAAGATGAGATTCAAGATTTATATGAAAGACAAACAGGTATTACTCAAGATGAATTTAATAAAATTAAAGAACAAGTAACATCTTTAATGCCTGGTGTACAATTATTGTTTAACCAAGCAGATGGTTCTGTTATAATTAAGTTACCTGTATTAGTTTCTACTAAAGCGGATGTATCTAATGTAGTAACTCCAGAAGAAAAAGCAGATAGAATAAATACTGATAGCATAAATCCTGAAGACATTAATGTAGATGATATTAATGCTTTAAGAAATGGTGTTAGATTAAATAAACTAGAAGGTGTTAAACAACAACTTGAAATTCTTAAAGCACAACTTACTCAAGGGTTAGTTGGAGCTGCTAAAATTAAAGCTGTTAAGGAAAGCAAAGAGTATCAAGATCTTTTAGCTGAAAGAAAAAAATTAGAAAGTGAAGCTAACAAAATAGTTTCTGTTGAAGATGCTGCCGCTGATGTTGAAGACATTGATGTATTTACAGAGTGGGCCGGAAACAATCTTCCTAGTTTTATATCTATAGCTGATATTGAAACATTAGGTAATAATCTTAAGAATGCTGGTGTACGCGTTGGTGCTTTTGTATTAAACCTTAATGATCTTGGTGGAGGATTAACTGTTAATGGAACATTGTTTACTGGAGCTAGATCTCCATTTAGATATCATGAAGCATTTCATGGTGTGTTTAGAATGCTATTAACTGATGCAGAAATTACAAAATATTTAGCAATTGCAAGAAAAGAAGTAAGAGCTAAGTTAAGAGCAGAAGGAAAAAGCTTTGAAGCTGAATTAGAAAGATTCAGAAATTCAGCAGATACTTATTCTAACATGAGCCGTGAAAGATTAGAACAAGAATATTATGAAGAATACCTGGCTGATGAATTTGAAAAATTTAAAACAAATGCAAAATCAACTCAAACAGATTCTTCTGTTAAGTCTTTATTCACTAGAATTATGGAGTGGATTAAGTCTGTATTCCAGTCCTTTACTAAGAATCAATTACTTACGTTATATGAAAACATTGATGCGGGCAAGTTTAAAAATGCGTCAATAAATTCAAATCAATTTGTCAACAGTTTAATGACTGGTGTATCATTAGAAGCTAATGCATTATTACCATATGATACTGAACAAAATGCTAATAACAAAATTGGATACTATTTCTTAGATAGTGCTATTGCTGAACCTTTAGTTTCAAGTATAGCTGCTATGTATATTCAAGAAATACAAAAAGTAAGAGACCCTAATGTTAAGCGTGGGGACATACTTGAGAACGTGATGAATGATTTTGCTGCTTTATATGATGAAGAAACAGAATCAAATCAAAAACTTTCAGATGAACAAAAGAAATTTTTACCACAAATCAATGAGGTATTTTATAATTTTTCTGATGAATTAAAATCTGAAGTATTTAAAGTATTAAACATTATAACTAAGCAAACTCAAGAAGAAGAATATAATAATGAATATTTTGAAGAGCAAGTTGGTTTAAGAAATGTAGAACAATACAACATGGATGCGTCTATGATTGGTGGTTTTGGTTCCTTATCTGAAGGGCTAAGAAGTTATTTGGCTACAACAACTATAGAAGAAACAGATTACTTTGGTAATACAGAATTAAAGCCTGGAGTAAAACTAATTGTTCCAATTAACTTTACATCTGCTTATAATGGATTATTAAAAGCTGTTAAGAATATTGATGATCCTAAAAAGATGTTACAGAATATGTACTTCTTTGGATTAGATAATCCACAGACTGGTGCTGTTGTAACAAGATTATTACAAGACTTTGGTATATCTGTAGATACATTATTAGAGTCAGGTCCATTACCTACTAAGATTAAGAATGCTGCTTTATTTCAATCTGTTGTAAAAGGATTCACAACATTTAGAGTAGATTACTTATTTGTACAAAGAGATAATGCCGGTGCAGTATTAATTTATTCTGCAGCACAAAGAGATGATATTAATTCACAATTAGAATCATGGTCTCAAGCTTGGGGACAAGCTGAAAAGAAAATTAAATCTGATGTAAAAGTTAAGAATGAAACTGTTAGAACATTGGAAGATTTTGCAAGTTATTTAAAACCTAGTGATACAGAAATTTCAGATCCAAAATTATCTGAGTTATCTTCTAAATATTCACAAGATATTTTTAGACTTACTGGTATTAAATTAAGCAAGCAATTTATTGCATTTAGTATTGCATCATCTAGAAATAATCCTACAGTTCCACAGGCAGCATTAGTAAATGCTAATTCTGAACAAACGCCTATAAGCTATAGTGATATTCTTGAAATAAATAAATTAATCCAACAGGGTAATGATATCTTTAGTGAAGGAGAAACAGGAGCTAGTTCTAGAATTAGAACATTAGCAATTCAAAATGCGCCATTTGATGAAACAATTGGAGCATCTGTATTCAAAAACCCTGAAGGTAACTTGGTATATGCACATCAACTTCCTACATTCCATTTAAAAAGAATACAAGAATTAAATGATGTAGCAGAACTTGAGCGTCTTAAAGATTCTGATCCATATTTAAGAAATAACTTTCTTTTAAATAGTGAAGCATTTATACAAATGTCTGCAGAAAACAGACAGAAAGTATTAAGAATTGCTGGAAGTAGTGTTGGTAAAATTAATAGTACTGAAGAAGAACTTAATGATAAGATTTCAGGTGTCTCTAATAAAGCATCTTATGGTAATTATACACCACAAGAATTTGCATTAAGTATACTTAATACATACACTGCTCTATTAAATACCAAAAGTAATAAGGTTGACTCAGTTGAATACTTTGATAATGTGTTAAATAAAACAGTTAAAGCCGCATTGGCTCCTGTATTACTTAGAGTATTGGAAGCATCTAATACTGGGGATTTAACTTATCTACCTGTAATTAAAGCTGTTAAGTTTGATAAACCGGGTGGTGGCAAAGTTGTATTGACTGATGAAACAATAAATGCTTTTGCAACCAACATTGAAACTGAGTATGATAGAATCAGAAGAGAATCAAATCCTGAAACTAAAACTCAAGAAATTCAACTTGGATACAATACTAATAATGGTAGAGCATTTAAATTAATTAATTCAGGATTATTACTTACTCCAGAATTAAAAGCTTCTTTAGAAGAAATTGCAAAACGTGAAAATGCTCCATCTTTAGCAGATGCTTTGAAAGAATTAAATATAACTGATAAGGCATTTAAATCTATAGTAAATGCACAATTAGAAAGTCAATACAATAAATTTTCTGAAGGCATAAAAGAATTACAAATAGAAGATCAATTAAGTAAAAATATAACTGAAGGTTTAGCAGCTACAACAAAACCTAATCAAAATTTAGTTGAGTCAGCTGAATTGCTTAATCTTACTTATGATAAAGAATATAACTTAAAACAAATATTCTTTAATGACTGGATCAATACATCAGCTATAAACGAAGTTCTTTTAGGTGACCAGGCTGTTACATTAAAAGATGGAGTTGATGCTGTTAAAAGAGCTAAGATGCAGAATGCTGCATACTATAGTGCTTATACTTCTATATCTGCAGAAGATATGGGTGTAATGCATACAGTTGATGATATTAGTTTAGTTGCTTTAGAGGAACCAATTGGTGTATCTGCTTTAACTGGTAGTAACATTGATAGATCAGATGCTCAAATGTGGATGACTACAAAAGCATTTAGATATATGTGGTTTGGATTTGGTAAACTTAATCCTGCTCAAGCAAGACTGATTGATAAAATTGAAGCTGGTGAAGATATATCATCAGAAGAAATATTTGGTCAAGATGGTTATGTAGATATGGATAGTATGCTTAACTCTAAGAAATTAGTGTATGGTGATGGTAAAACATTTATCAAAATGTCTGCTTTTGTTTTAACTCCACAACTTACATCTAATAAAATTGTAGATGAAAATGGAAATGTAACTTTTGTACCTAAAGAAAATAAAGTTGACTTGCATAACTTAAGAGTTAAACTTGAAGCTATTGAAAAAACTAAAGAAACAATTAGTATAGCGGCACCATTGACTGCACTTAAAATGTTAAAGCAACGTGTAAATCCACTTAGTGACTTGGGTAATACTAATTCATTTACAAATGGTCATAGTACATTGAGTGCAAAATACATGGGTCTTCAGGTTTTAACACCGTCAAATAAGACAGAAGTTATTGATCCAACACAAGTAAAAAATATTGTTACTTCTGAGCAAAAAGATGATGTCTTTGTTGAAGCTTTGAATATGACTGTAGGTCAAATTAGAACTGCTTATAATCTTGCTACCTCAGCTAAAGTTGAATTAAAATACAAGAATAAAAGAAACTTAATTTTCAGTTTTGAAAAAGGAATGCAAGAACTTGCAATCTCTAAACAAAATAATAAAGTAACTCCAAACTTAATGGCATTTTTAAGATATGCTACTGAGGGTCTTAAAGCATCTCAAGCAAGTAGTAACTTGTTAGAGTTCTTTTCAACTCAAGATGGAGAACAAAAATATGATTTAAATAATCCTATTACTTTAAATAAATTTGAACAGTTGTTCTTAAGTTATTTAAGTAAAGGCGCGCTTGCTGAAAAAGCACCAGGTCATGCTGTAGCTTTAGTATCTGATTTTGGTACCAAAGTTTATAGAAGAGTATTTAGTGTAGATGAAAATGGTGTACCTGATAGATCAGAAATCATTAGAGAGAATGTTTGGAATAGTATGGCCAACAAACCTGAACTAGGTGCGTATGATACTTTATCTGTTACACTTAAAGATAATAAAAATGGTGTTGTTATACTTGACCGTTTAAGATCTGGTGTAAAAGAATATGATAAAGATGGAAACTTTACAGGTGAAAGATATACTGAGATGCTTATGCCAGCTCACTTTAAATCTGTAATGGATTTAGTTGAGAATACTGATTCAGCATTCCCGGATGTATTATCAAAAATGTTTGGTGTACGTATTCCATCTCAAGATAATCACTCAACAATAAACATTAAACATGTTGACTTCTTACCTGCGTTCTATGGTTCATCTGCAATGTTTGCTCAAGAGCTTATTGAAATATCAGGAGCGGATTTTGATATTGATAAAGTTTACATGCAAATTAAAGAGTTCTATGAGGATAAAGGAAAATTCTATGAGTATGGTAAACAAACTACAGACAATGGTAAGTATACTGACTACTTAAAATATGTATCTGAAAAAGTTAACAAGTCTGGAACTGTTTATGCTGAAGCATTACAATTATATAAAAATGATTTTCAAGCAGCAAGTGTACAAAATTCTGTAACTGATATAGAACAAGAAGTTGCTTCAGATGCTGGGTTATCAGAAAATGGTATTAAAGCTTTACAAATTTTAGGTTTACCTATTACAAAAGATCAATACTTAGAATACAAAAAGAAATTCCGTGAGCCATATGAGGCACCTATGAGCAATGCTATATTAGATTATAAGTATGCTTTGATGGGTAATACTGGTGTTACAGAAACAACAAATGAAAATGAAACACCTATTTCATATACATCTGCTAGTTTACAAATATTAACTGATGAATTGAAAGCATTAGAGCAAGTGTTACCAGGTTTACTTGAACGTTCTAGAGAAGACAATATTGATATCAATAATATCATTGGTAAAATAAAAGCATTTACAAATAACAAAGGTGCTGCTATTGGGGCCATTGTATTACCTAATGTATACTTGAGTTTACTAACTGAGTATGGTATTACAATAAATGAAAAAGGACCCGCAATTAGTATCAATGGTATTACTTATGATGACTTTGGTGTAACTAGAGAGCAATTAGCAAATGGTATAGAAGGGTTACGTAAGCAAGATATCATATCATCATTAATTACAATGGCTACTGATAATGCTAAAGAACGTCTTGTTGCTAAACTTGGTTTGAATAAACATGCTCTTGGTGTAGTTGCTAACTTAACTGCTTTGGGTGTTCCTATTAAAACATCTTTATTGTTGATTAATAATCCAATGATACAAGATATATATTCTCAAGCATTTAATAAGAAAGAGAAATTAGATCCAGGTGTTAATGGTATATTGAATGCAGTGTTATCAGGTTTAGTTGAAAAAACTAAAGCAAGTAAAAAAGATGATGCTAAAGCTACAGAGTTTATTAAGGTTAATGATAATCTTTTAATAGATGCATTCAATAATCCTGAAGAAGTTACTGATAAAGAAAAAATTGCCATATTAAATTTATTTTCAAACTCTGTAAAAGTTAAAGACTTTACAAGTAACATGTCTGCAGTTGCAGGTTTGACAAATGGTTTGGGTAAAGATATTGCTTCAATTAATGAAAAGTCTGAGCAAATAGATAAGCTATTTGATAAAGATGCTATGATGGATTTAAATCCTATATACAAAAGCAAGACTTGGCAATCAAAATATCTTGAGATATTTAACCAAATCAAAAATGATTTGTTACCGGTTACCTTTTTATCAGCAAGTGAAAATTTTCAATTGATATTAAATAAAGTATTTGAAAATGTAAACTCTGATTCAATTGAATTTACTGAGGAGATTAAAGCAAAAATTTCAAGAGATTTATTATCATACTTGACTATTAAAGCATATCAACAAACTAAATTAAATAATGATTCTCAATCTGTAGCAACATTAAATAACAATTTAATTTATCCAGGTGGCGGATATCAATCAATTAATGATATAGTTGATAGATTACGTACTACAGATGCAGGTCAAAATAATTTCTTTTTAGATAACTTTGTGGTAAGTGTTAAAGCAACAGATGCTAAAAATCAATCTGGCTTGAATTTGCTTAACGCTAATACATTTAGAAGTTTGAATGCTGGTCAAAAAGTTGACTTACAAAATTCATTTGCTAAACTATATGGTTCATTAGAGACTAAGAATGATGCTTTATCTATAATCAATTATATAATGGTTAAAGATGGTTTGCAAACAGGTTATGCATCTTTACTAGAAGCTGTTAGTCCATTTACTATGGATTCTTATTTGAGTCAAATTGAAACTGCTAATAAAGCATTAAGAACTGATGATGATGCAAACATTAAAAAAGTGTTTGGTTTAAATAAAGCAGAATTAGAATCTGATTTTGTTAATAATTATTTACAATCAAATATTAATGGTCCATTATTATATACCCTTAACAGAAGTGAAACAGGTGCTTTACCTAAAGGTGTAAGTATTAAAGAAAACAAAATCACAATTAAGTGGGAAGATATGTATGGGGCAAATCCTAAAAGCTTTGTAAGACTGAAACTTGAGGATATTGCTACTGGGTTTGTTACATATAAAACTTATATGTCTACAACTGAAGATGAAGCAACAACAAAAGTTTATGAAGAAGTAGAAACGCAAGGTTCTAATCAACAAAATCCAATTGGGTTTATGTTTGGTGAAAGACCTACATACAAAGCTATAAGACAATCTCTTAAAACTAAAAACTTAGGAGCTGAACAAGATTCATTTACTGATAGTATTCAATTTGATGAGATGTCTTTTGCGCAAGGAGTTCAAACAGCAGCTTTACAAGATGAAGATGCCACTATTGATGCAACTGAATTTGGTGTTAATGTCAATGGTAATAACATTGCTAACATCAGCGCGCTAGAGGCTATGCTTACTGCTGAACCAAAAACAAAAGTAGAAGAAGAAGTTGAGTCAGATATTGTTGAGACTGGTTTACAAACTACATTACTTGATTCTATGAGTGATCTTGAAAGAGAGTTGTATGAAGAGTTTGCAGCTGAAGTAGAAAGTGATTATTCTGCAATTGAGAATTTCTGGGATGAAAATATTCAAAAGAATACAGAAGCTAAAGAAAACTTGAGAGTAAATAATAATGTATTATCTTTGGAAGATCTTATAGAAATGTATGATAAAGGTATCTATAAAGACCAAGAAGAATTTATTGATCAAATAAAAAAATGTAATCTATAATTGACTATGGCAAAATGTCCTAATAAAAACACGGAAGAATATAAAGCTTTACAAGAAGTTTATAAAAGTGAAATTGCAACAAACAATATTATCAATGCTTGGCAAAGTGTTAATAATACAGATGTTTTTCCAACTATAGTTGAAGCAAAGCAATTTGAAAAATTAAATAAAGTTGCCTTTTCAATAAAACAAAAAAGTTTTGCTGATAGTTTGCTGTCTAATTTAAGAGATAAAAAACTTATACATACTGAGTTTGGGTTAAACTTGATCAATGTTTCTAACCCAAATCTTTTCTATACTGATAGAGTATATGATAAAACAGTTGTAGAAAGTAATAAAAATAAAATCATTGAATACTTAAAGGCAAATAATATTCCTTTGGATTCTGTTTCAATTATAGCAACTGATAAAACATATAAGATAGAAGTAAATCAAAATGTATTTACTCCAAAAGATATGTTGGAATCTTCTAGATCATGGGATACACCAAGAGCTAGAGCAGTTGTAACTCATTTATTAAGAATGTTTCCTCAGATAAGAGTTAAAATGCTAAGTGTTACTGAGGCAGAGACTCTTTATAATTCATTACCAAAATGGCAAAAAGGTGATGTTAAATTTAAAAACATAAACTCTTTTTACGTTGATGGTGTTGCTTATTTAATTAGAGGAAGAGTAACAGATGAAACAGCAATTGAAGAAATACTTCATCCATTTATTGATGCAATTAAAATGGACAACCCTGAATTGTTTAATGGTTTACTTGCTGAAGCTAAAGCTAACTTTCCTGAAATGGCTCAGTCTATTGCAGAAGCATATGGCAATAATAAAAACTTTAGCCAATTGGAAAGAGATCTTGAGATTGTTACTCAAGCTTTGTCTAGACATTTCAATAATGAGTATGAGAAAAGTCCAACTAAAAAATTCTTGGATAGAATTAAGGAAGCTTTAGATTGGTTTGCAAATGTTATCAATAATTTAAATGAATATATTACAGGTAATCCTTTATCTGTAAAAGACATTAATAGCAAAACTAAATTTAGTGATATTGCTAAACTTTTAAATACAGAAGGAATACGTTTTAAACTTGAAAGCAGAGCTAATGGAAAGGTAAGATATTCACTGTCTCCTGAAAAACAAAAGATAGTTAATAAAGCATTAGATAAATCTAACAGCATTCAACAAGAAATAATCAAAAAACTATTTCATGTTGCCATTAGTTCAAAAGAAGAGATAGATTCTTTGTCTGCAAATTTAAGTGACACAGCTTCTGCTAATACAATTGTGGTCCTTAATAAAGAAGATCATACCTATGTAGATATTACTAACCGTGAAATCTATAAATCAGTTACTACAGCAATTAAAGGTCAACTTGCTAATGAAGAAGATGTACAACTTAATCTGGCAATTGGAAATGATATAGATGCCTTACTAGATGCTATAATTTCTGAGCAATCTTTTGATGAAGCTTTCCCTCAAATGAAAGTTTTAGATAAAGAATTAGCAGGTAAGATGTTTGATATGTTAGAAGAACAACTTACTCAGTTAATTCCACAAGGTGCTGTTGGTATTTCTCAAGTAGTTGTATTTGATGAAGCAACAAAACTTGCTGGTACAGCAGACTTAGTTGTTATAGATAAGAATGGTAAAATAAGAATTGTTGATTTAAAGACAAGTAAAAATTCTATCTATGATAAAACTTTTGTTGACGCAGTTAAAAACAAAATACCAGGTAGAACACAAGGTTCAACTTATGAAATAAAAGAATATGAGTTAAAAGAAGATGTTCCTGCATTAGATGCTGAAGGAAAACCTATTTTAAATCCTGATGGTACACCAAAGATTTATCTTGGTAGTGATCTTAAAAAAATACATGGAGTTGATAAGTTATCAACCATGGCTCAACACAATCTTCAAGTAAATCTTTATAGACGTATGTTTGAAAACATGGGCTATACTGTTTATGAAGGAGACGGTGGTGCCATTACATTTCATATACAAGCAGATATAACAGGTAAAGGGAAAGAACAAGTATTTAATAATAAGTTTAGATTAGATGGTAGAGTTGAACACCCTATATCACAAAACTTACTTTATGTTGATATGCTTGTCCCATCAGTAATGAATAATACTGAAAAGGAAAATCTTGATAGAGCAATCAATACTGCAGAAGATGCTATATACCGTGGTGATCAAGATATAGAAGCACTAGAACAAATTGCAGATACAATAGATGCCCAACAATATCCTGAGTACAATGTTATTTTTGATGCCTTACAAAATTATAGTGTTGCTTTAATAGAGCAAGACAAAGCATTAGATAAACTTAAGAATAATGTTTTCAGAGATAGAACTAAGGAACAAACGCGTGATGATATTGCTAGTACGTTAGCTTACATTGCCAGCAATATGAATACTGGTCCAATAGCAAGATCTCAAACATATACAAATCTATTAAGAAGTTCTTTGAATCAGATGCAAAAATTTACATCATATGTTCAAGATCCGGCTAATATAAATAAACCTGAGTATATTACGTATGCTTTAAACTTCAATAGATTTTTAAATACATTTGAAGCTTTATACTCAATTAAAGATTCTAAAGAATTAAATGCAACTCAAAGAACATTGGTTCTTCAGATGCAACTTGAGCAAAACAAACTTATTGGTACTAATGGTAAAGAAGGTTTGATAAATGATGCTATCACAGATTATGTAAAAGAGGTTATCAGAACTAGATCAACTAATGATTGGGGTGGTCAAGGAAGTATGTTCACAGAAGATATGTTAGATGATCTTATGCAAATGTCTACTGATATATCAATGGATGAATTATTTGTACAAGATATGGCTACTCAAAAGGATACTATCCTTGCTGTAATGGACAAGATATATAAAAGTAAAAAGCAAGAGTTATTAGATAAGATAGCTGAAAGAGAAGGGTTAATTAGAAATGCCGGTAATGAGTTGTTAAAACTTTCAGGCAATGTTGATACTCAAAAGCTTTATGATTTCATGTTAGAATATGATAAGAACGGTGACTTCACAGGCTTTTATATTCAAAAGATTGGCCAAGAATACTACAATATACAAGACTCATTAAGAAGTAAACTTTATGATGATAATGGTGTGCCATATGAATATAAAGATGTAAGTAATTTAGATAAAGCAAAACCTGAAGATATCAAATACAATATTGAATTAGCTAAAAACAAAGCCGCTTTCAGTAAGTTTTTTCAAGCTGAATCAGTAGATGCTAATGGTGAATTAGCTGATGGTGAATATCATAAATATACTGATGAATTTATAAATGCCAGAAAAAGATATGAGTTTTGGGTGCCTTCTAAAAATAAACAATATGGTACTTGGTATAGAAAGCCTAGAATATCAGATAGAGATTATGCTATATATGAAGCTAAATATTATAATTTCAGCACATATACTAAAGCACTAAGAGTTAATGGTGAACCAACTGGAGTAATTGCTAAAGAGCAAGTATTGCGCGCACCAAAAGTTCAATTTAGAGAAGCTAGAGAAAGAACTGAATCTGGTAAGGATATGCGTAGTGAGAAATATAGAGCACTAATGGATCCTACTAAAACAGATGCCCTAAGTGTTTCTCAAAGAAACTTTTACAATCTATTTGTAAAATACTATGAAACAGAATTACTAAATAAATTACCACAAGGAATCAAAGATCAAATGTCTGGCCGCGTTCCTATTGTTAAAAATAATATTTTAGATAGTCTAAAAGATAAACCAAACATTGTATCAAAAATGTATGCTGGTACTGTTAGATCTATTAAGAATTTTACTCAAGAAACAGCAACACAGAAAAATGTTTTACTTGATGAACAAGGTAACTTTGTAAATTCACTTCCTATATTTTATACAGGTAAGATAAGAGTTGATGAAGAACTTAAAAATGTTGAGACAGAGATCACAGCATTACAAGATAAAAAGAAAAAAGGATTGATTAATCCTGAAGCATACAAAACAGAATTAGCATTACTTAATGGTAAGGCCGCACAACTTAGAAGTCAACCATCATTGGGTGAACTTAATAAAGATATGACTTCAGCTTTGATTAAGTTTAGTGCAATGGCAGAACACTATGAAGTAATGGGTGAAATTGAAGATACTCTTACTGCTATGGTAAAAGTTATAGAAAATAGAACTTATACTTCTTCTGATCCTATGGTTAATATGGGAACCACAATCAATGGTAAATTTAAAAAGACAGGTGTCATTAAAGGTCCCGATTCAAATGCCTTAAAAAGAGCTAAGAAGTATATGTCAATGATTTATTATGACAATGAACTTATTAGTAAAGGAATGGCTGATAAATTCTTTGATGAACTTATTGGTCTATCTTCATTATCATATGTAGCATTTAACCCATTTGGTAACCTTAATAACTACGTTATGGGTAGAATCAATAATGGTATTGAGGTTCTGGGTAGCAGATATTTTAGTAAAAAGAATTATGCTAGAGCAACAAGAGAATATAATACTCAGGGTATTCCTGGATTACTTTCACGAACAAGTGCTGCTATAACTGATATTGCTGATATTGCTACATTAGGGAAAACAGGATTGAAAAAATCAGATTATGATGCAGATAAACCTAATTCTAAATATGAAGCTTTTGTTGACATGTTTAGAATGATGGATAAAGCTACAGATATACGTGAAAATGCTTCTGAGTTTGATAGCAAATCTATCTGGTCAAGGTTTAAAGAATGGGGTTATGTTATACAAGATGCTGCTGAATATAACGTACAGAGTAAAGTTGGTATGGCTATACTTATGGATACTACAATTAAAAACAGTAAGACCGGTGAAACATTATCATTGTATGATGCATTTAATTACAATGCAGATACTCATAAAAATGAATTACTTGATGGGTATGATACAGTAATTTCTAAAAATGGAACTGAACAACCTTATTCAGATCAGTTTAGATATGATTTAAGAAATGAGATTAGAGAGGTTAATAAACAAATCCACGGTAACTACGCTAAAGAAGATAGAATGGTTATTCAAGGACATACTCTTGGTAACTTAGCAACACAATTTCACAAGTGGGTTGCACCTGCAATTAGATCTAGATTAAGAAGAGAATACTTTGATCAAAATTTAGGTTGGTTAGAAGGTAGATACAGATCTTTCTTTAAATTTTTAAACCACGTCAAAGGTGAAATGGTAAGAGGTAATATTAGCATGAACCCAAAAAACTATGCTGAAAGTTTCAAAGAAGCATATGGATTTACAGGTCAAGGTGGAAATTTAGATCAAAGAGCTGAAGATAAACTTAGAGGTTTCTATAGAACAACAGGTGAACTAGGAATTATGTTGAGTGTTTTTGTATTAAACTCAGTGCTATCAAGTGTGCTTGCAGGTGATGATGATGATTCTGAATTAGAAACAAGATTAAAAAACCTTATAAGATTACAAGGTGATAGAACATATAAAGAGATGCTTTTATTTACACCAACACCAGAAGGTTTAAAACAACAGTATGCATTGATGAAATCACCAATAGCAACTACAAGAACATTAGGTGAATTAGGTGAAGCAATATCATTAAGTTATATGACACCGTTAGCATATTTGTATAAGAGTGATGAAGAATTTTATGCTGATTCAGAATATGTATATCAAAACAAACCTAATAAAGGTAAATTAAAAGTATACAAAAACTGGGCAGATGTAGTTCCTCTTTTATATTCAATACAAAAATGGGATAATATGATTAAAGAACAAGAGTTTTACATTAAGTAATTATATGCAATTGCATATTGCAATACGCAATATTACCAATACTATATGTAGAAACATATAATGAATGAAAAAGCCATCATTAAACCCTAAAAAAGGACTTAGTGATGGCTTTAACATACATTAAATAAACCTACAGGTTGATTTTATCCTTCACAACTTGCACAATCTAAAATATTTCTGGCAAATTCTTGAGCTGAACTTTGACTAAATTGGTAGTATAAAGTTTTTACTCCTTCTTCGTGTGCATATAAATACAATTGATTAATATCTTTAGCTGGAACAGACGGGTGAATCATTAAGTTAAGTGACTGAGACTGATCAATAAACTTTTGTCTTTGAGCTGCCTGCAAGATTAACTCTTTAGGAGTGATCTCAATGAATGACTTGAATACTGCTTTTGTAGGGAAATCTAAGTGTTGAACTGAGCCATCCTTTTTCAAGATGCTTTTCCATACTTCCGGGGTATTCATATCATACTTATCTAACTCACGCTCTAATAAAGGATTCTTATAGATAGTCTTAGACTTGGCCAGATCTTTAATAAAGTAATTAGACTTGATTGGTTCAATTCCCATACTCACTTGTCCCAAGATGAATGAGCTTGATTTAGTTGGAGCAATTGCAATCAATGTTGAATTGGCATAACCTTTTCTAATTGACTCAACACCTTTAGAATCATGTAACCATTTAGAGGCCGCCTCACTTTTATCTTTAAGTGTTTTAAAGATCTGAGAGTTTAACATCTTAGCTTCCAAGGAATCAAACTCAATTAATTTAGATTGGAATAGGGAATGATATCCTAGCACACCTAAACCAATTGCTCTGTGTTGACTTGCAAATCTATATGCTCTTTTCATACCAGGCATTACAGCAGCCTTCTTAATGAACTCATCCATTACAGCATTTAAGAATAATGTGTAAGTTTCAATAGCGTCTGTATTTTGTATCTCATCCCAGTGTAGTAGATTGATAGATCCTAAACAACAAACAAATGAATTAAATGAATCAGTTGGTAACTGAATTTCAGAACATAAATTGCTAGCAGTAATTTCTAGACCCAACTCTTTATAAGGAGTATTGTTATTTGAATTGTCTTTGAACATGATGTATGGAAAACCAAATTCATTACGTCTTTGGATTACCTTGGCCCAGATTTTACGTTTGTCCCCATCACCAGCTTTCATTTCTTCAAGCCACTTGTCAGTTACTGTAACACCATATTGTAAATTTTGTATTGGGTTTCCCTCAGTACCAATATCCAAGAACTCTAAAGCATCTGCATGCTCTAACGGTAACCATACCGCGCATGCTCCTCTTCTTGCTTCTGATTGTTTACACACATCTACTGTGGTATCATATAATTTAGCATAATGTATTGGTCCATCTGCATGGCCCCCGGTTGAAATGACAGCACCTCTTGGTCTGATGTTACCCAAATATACACTGGTCCCTCCGCCATACTTTGACATTAAACCTATTTCACGCCCACCATTCAGGATACTATCTAATGAATCATCTACATTAGAACCATAACAACTAATAGGTAAACCTTTTTGTTTACCAAAGTTAATCCATACAGGAGTAGACAAACTATAAAAACCTCTGGCCATGTAGCCTTCAAACTTCTGAGCAAACCCTTCAATCTTCAAATACTTTTCAGCAATTGTTGACATATCTTTAATTCTTTGTTCCGGAGTTTCTGTTATATAACCTCTTGATAAAAAGGTACGGCTATCTTCATTGAGCCAATAGTATTTTTTGTATTCCATAGTGTTGTTATTAAAATAAATCATCTTCAGTTATACTCTTTCCTTTTTTGTTGTAGTCAATTGATTTTTTGTAGAAGAAATCACCCTCTTTTGTTGAAAGAATTTCAATATTAAACCATTGTGTTTTCTCAAGTAGTTCATTATCAACAACAAACAAAGATTTCATACCTATGTTTTGTAATGAATTATTGAATCTGTCTTTAATAAAATGTTGAATTGTTTCTTTAGATAAGAAAGATAACTCACCTTTTTCAAAGATCCAGTCTAGTATTTTGCATTCAGCTTCATAAGCTTTTTGACATGCTGAGTCTATCAGTTGTTCAAATTCTGCATCAAACCATTCAGGATTTTCTTTCTTAATAATGTTAATTACTTCAGCTCCAAAGTTACCGTGGATTTCTTCTTCTTTACTTGTTGCTTCAACTACATTTGAGATACCTTTAAACAGGTTCTTTTCTTTGTTGAAAGACATCATAATTAAGAATTGACTAAACAAACTTACGTGCTCAATAAATAGAGAAAATAATAGTACTGATTTAGTGTACATTTTATTGTCTTTACTTCTGGTGCCATCTAAGTATTTAGTAAGGTATGCTATTCTATCTTTGATAGCAGGAATTTCCACTACATGTTGGAACTCTTTTTCAAGACCCAAGATTCTAAGCAGTTGTGCATAGGCATCTTTGTGTCTTACTTCTGACTCAGCAAAGGTCATACCCACATCTCCAATTTCAGTGATTGGCATTCTTTTATAAAGGTCAGCCCAGAATGTTTTCACATTAACTTCAATTTGTGCAATTGCTAACATTGATCTTTTAATTACTTCTCTTTCTTTAGAGTCTATTGTAATCTTAAAATCTTGGATATCTTCAGTAAAATTGAACTCAGTATGTATCCAATATGAGTGTCTAATGGCATCTTTATATGCTAAGAGCTGCGGGTATTCATACGGAAGTATATTTACCCGTGGTAAAAAAATGTTTTTGTTCATGAAATTTGTGTTTTTGAATTTAAAGTTCTATCAGAGAACTTGAATGTATATATAATTTACTAAAAATAAAGCAATTTTTAGTTACTATTTTGCATATTTGCATAACTAAGGGTAAAGAATATGAAGCCTATTTCTATTCCTGTAACAAGACGGTACTCATTATCTTCACACATTACTTCACAGTTTATAAGCTTAAGCCCAAGTATAGGCTCTGTTGGTAGAAACTCCACATTAAATCTGTTTCTAAAGATCAAAGGATTGATTTTATTCATAATGAATTTTTGGTTTAAAAGATTAATTTATAAAATTATTTTTGTATATTATAAGTGTATAGTCAAGGGAATAACCATGGCAAATATAAGATATATATATGTATAATGAAAAAGAGATTACTTAATATTTTCAGTTACTATGATACTGAACCAATGGAAATTCTTATTGGTATAATTTGGTTTATCATGCTACCAGTTATATGGTGCTTTGAATTTTCTTGTAACTTATTCATCATAATCCCAAGTATGTTATTGGGTTTAACTATGATCAAAGCAACTTGTTCTCACCCAATTAAAGTAAGAAAGACTCTAGCTTACGGTTCATTTATTTTCTCCATTTTTATAGTTTTAGCATTTACATTTAGAGATGTAATGCACAATCCTACGCATTGGTTATGGTTTTTACCATCAATTATATCTTTTTTAAACCTAACATCAATGACATCAAAATTTTATAGAAAACAAAAACAAGGAAGCAATGACATCATA